CCGCTGCCACCTCAGAGAGCAATGCCGCCGATTCCGCCCAGGCTGCTGGCGCTTCCGAAGCCGCTGCTCTGGCTTCTCAACAAGCCGCTGCCACCTCAGAGAGCAATGCCGCCGATTCCGCCCAGGCTGCTGGCGCTTCCGAAGCCGCTGCTCTGGCTTCTCAACAAGCCGCTGCCACCTCAGAGAGCAATGCCGCCGATTCCGCCCAGGCTGCTGGCGCTTCCGAAGCCGCTGCTCTGGCTTCTCAACAAGCCGCTGCCACCTCAGAGAGCAATGCCGCCGATTCCGCCCAGGCCGCTGGCGCTTCCGAAGCCGCTGCTCTTTCGAGTGAAATGAAAGCCAAGAAATGGGCTGAGGAGACGGTTGACGTATCAGTTGAGCCGGGACTGTTTTCGGCCAAACATCACGCTGTCAAAGCCAGCGAAAGTGCCAATGCTGCTCTGAGTTCTAAGCAAGAATCCGCTGCGTCAGCGGCTTCAGCATCTTCGTCTGCCACGGCTTCATCCAACAGTGCTTCTGCTGCCGCTTCGTCCGAAGTCGCTGCTGAAGGATTCAAAGACGCGGCTGCAACTTCTGCAGCTGTTTCAATTAGTGCTTCCGAGTCAGCTCAGACCGCACAACTCGCGGCGCAGCAAAGTGCCGCTGCCGCTGCTCAATCTGCCGCTGATGCAGGTGCCCTCGTAGGCCAGGCGATGATCTATCGAGGCGGATGGGATGCCTCAACAGGCGTCTACCCGGACGATCCAGCTCTCTCTGTAGGCTGGATGTACAAAGTTACCGTCGGCGGCGCTGTAGGCGGAGAGGAGTACCTACCTAACGATTCTATCATCTACAGCGGCGTTGGATGGGATCACATAGACAACACGGAATCGGTTGTATCCGTCAATGGCAAAACAGGCGCGGTTAACCTCAACAAGTCTGACGTAGGTCTTGAGTTCACGCGAAACGTCGCCTCCTACAGCTACACGGAGACCGACGATCTCCTGTCTCAGAAGTTGGGCAAGACGGAAACGGCGATAGCTGCAAATAAACTGACTACGCCCAGAACCATCACCGTAGGTGGCGATGCTGTGGGCTCTGTTCAGTTTGATGGTAGCTCGAATGTTACTCTATCAGTGGTCGTGCAGGACAACTCTCACGACCACAGCCTCGGTAACGTGTCCGGCTTGCAAGCCGCACTTGACGATAAGACTTCCAACAGCGACTCTCGATTATCTGACGCCCGAGAATGGTCTGCCGAAACTGTAACGCAGGCGGAAGCAGAGGGAGGTACGTCAACTATTCGCCGTGCGTGGACGGCGCAGCGTGTGCGTCAAGCAATCACTGCGGTAGTGGGCGTGGTCGGTAATGCAACTCAGACCGTTCGCGGCTGGATGAGTCCTGAGGACAAGACTAAGCTGGATGGAATTGCGGCACAAGCCACCAAGAACGCTACTGATGCTCAGCTGCGTGATCGGGCCACTCATACGGGAGCGCAGCCTATTTCGTCTGTCACAGGGTTACAGTCTGCCCTGGAGGGGAAGTCAGCTACCGGTCACAAGCACACGTTGAGCGATGTCACTGATGCAGGTAACGTGGCAGCTATAAGTACCAACAGCGACACTGCGACGTATCTCCGTGGGGACGGGACGTGGGCAGCACCTCCAAACACTACTTACAGCGCAATGTCAAACGCTGCCGCTGTAGCGGGTACAAGCACAACTGCTTTCCTGGTCTCTCCCGCGATTCTGAAGTCGGCAGTGGAAACCCATGCCCCAGCCGCTCCTTCTGTGCCGTCCGGGGTGATTGTCATGTGGTCGGGCGCGGTCGTAGCTATCCCAGATGGCTGGGTACTTTGTAACGGTCAGAACGGCACACCAAATCTAGCGGATAGGTTTGTCATCGGGGCAGGAAGCTCCTACTCCGTAGGAGCCACAGGCGGCAGCGCGAATGCCATCGTCCCCTACCACAATCATGGCTCTGGCAGTCTTTCCACTGCTGCAGCGGGCGACCATCGTCATGGTCCTGGCGGGTATGAAGTATCCAACAACGGCGGCCACTTTCATACTTACTCTGGCACTACGGGAAGCTCAGGCTCTCACTCCCACTCGTATAGTCGCCCTGCATCTGGGTCAAGGGTAACCGACGGCTCAGGTACCCTCATGTACCAAGCTTCCGTCTCCACATACTCCACGCCCAGTGCAGGGGACCATACTCACTCATTTTCCGGCACCACGGCATCCACTGCACACCATAACCATGTGCTTGCAGGGTACTCAACTTACGCAGGGGACCACTCACATTCTATCACTGGCTCCACCTCTGCAACTGGAACCTCCGTATCTGGAGCGAACCTACCACCGTACTACGCTCTTTGTTTTATAATGAAACTTTAACCGAGTTAATCTCTATGGAAAATCTTACCGTTTACTATTTTGACAAGAACTCCTACCTGTACACCGGGTCTGGAGAGTCTTATTCGGTTCCTGAACACTCCACGGATATAAAGCCAGAGAGAGCCCCTGCTAGGTGGGTACCGAGCGAGAGTAAATGGATTTACGCATCTGAGGCGCACCCGGAGCCTAGTCTACGGTGGACTTTATCCGACTTCAGAAAGCGATTCACTACAGAGGAAAAACTGTCGATTTACAGGCTGGCTGAAGAGGACCTTCTGCTAAAAGTGTTCCTGGACGACCTATCAGCTGCCCCAGAGGTTGTGCAAGACGACCCTTGGCTTTTAGAAGGGGTTGCCTACTTAGTATCCATAGGCGTCATCTCTGAAGTAAGGGCTTCTCAGATACTCGGGGGTGTCCATGAATAGGGTAACCTCGGTGCTCTGTTCGCTGTTGTTCGCTACAGCCTTGCCAGGCTGCAGTGGGCAACCGGTCAATCCTATCTCTGTCATCCATTCCGCCGCTGACCTGTCATATCACTACGAATCGGGGCAAGCTGTTGAATTCATCGACAACGCTGAGCTGACCGACCTGGAGGTGACGATTGTGTTGGAGGCTCTGGATCAGATCGACAGATCGAAGTCTCGGCTTGAAACGCTCCTGAAGTCGCCTGAGAAGCTGATCGCTGAGTTACCTATCATAACCTTCGAGTATGCCAAGATTCGCTCAGCATATCTTAGTGTGCGCCAGGTGGTGCTCGATAACGCTGCCGAGTATTCACCAGAAGAATGGTACACCTTTGAGCAGTTCGACACCTCTGCGAGAAACCTGGATGCAGAGTTTGTTGCTATGTCAGAATCTCTCAAAGGCAACGGCGCAGTGCGAGTGGCATTCAAGCTGGCTGACTCCGCCATCAAGATAGCAGCGTTGTTGTGAGGTGGTAGTGGAAAAGATTCGCATCGACCTGTACCAATATCGAGCCATCCCGCAGAACTTCGGCAGGGTGGTGTGGATTGACCCTGGCAAAGACGCAGTGCTTCTGCGGGGCGCCATTGACACCTATGAACTCAGTCCTGAGCCTAACGAGTCACTGGTTACCCGAGACTGGGGGTTCTGGTCAGCCAGACTGCAGCAGGTCATCTACATCCCTGCCTGGTTCGTTACTGATCTGGCGTCTATCCCAAGAGCTGTGAGGTCATTGATTCCAAAAGGGGAGGCGGAACGCATCCCGGCGTTGATCCACGACTACCTGTACGCGCTGTTCGGGGAAGGGCTTGATACCCCAGTGCGTGAGGATGCTGACGCTGTGTTCAGGGATTTCTGCAAATTGTGTGGGGTTGGGTTGCTCCGCAGAAACGCGATGTATTTCGCGGTGCGGGGGTTTGGCTGGACTCACTACAGCGAGTCAGATGGAAGGTTCTTCGCTCCGTTGGAACACAGAAAGTATTACCTGGAAGCCGCTGAGTGGGGGGTGCCGCCACTCGAATCTGATCCGCTTCCTGTTGGGTCGTAATGTACAAATGTACAAGCCCCGGCCAATGACCGGGGCTTTTCTGGGGTCTTTTCAGTGTGCAGGTGCCTGGGTTTTGAACTTTTCAGCCAGCCTTGCAGTGGTGTTGGCGATGCCTTCTAAGTCGGTCACCTCTGCAGCGCGTTCTGAAATGCTACCCTCTAACACCCCAAGTCTCAGCATCGCCATCAGAAAGTCTGCCTGATCCTGCAGGTCTTTCAGCGACCCGTTGTTGTCGATTACAATGTCTGCGTCGTTCTTCCGAAGCTGCATACTCTCCATGGGCTCCGGCAGCAGGTGTTCTGACCGGTCTACCCAGATCACTGCATCAAACACACCTGCCGCTTTACAGGCTTCCAGCTCTTCCCGGTTACGCATCCCGCAGTAGGTGTCGTTGGTTTTGGTGACCAGCCTGGCCAATCGGGTCAGATCGCCCTCGTTGAATGCTCGGATTTCGTCGTGCATCCAAGGGCGGACTTCGCCACGGCGCTTGTACAGGTCTTCTGGAGACACGAAGCCCAGCCCATGCTCAACGGACAGGTCAAACAAGAACTCCCTGCAGGCGACCAAACTGGAGGTCTCAAAGCGCATCCCGTAGCGATCTCTCAGCATTTCGCAGAATGTGTCCTTGCCGTGACGGGCATGGCCGATTACAAGTAGTTTCATAACCCTGCACCTTTCAGTTGGTCCTTCAAGACCTGGTTCCGATTTGTCAGCTGTTCGATTTCCTCCAGATATGCGGCTTCCTTCTTGGCTGAGGCTCCGATCAGCCAAAGCAGGATTGAGTAGGCAACAACGTCTGCAAATGTCCACCAGTTGAATCCAACGACTGCCAGGTGCAGAACGCCTGCAAAAGCGTATGTCCATGCCAGAGCAAAGAATAGGTTCGCCCAGGTTGCATGTTTCTTGATCCAGTTCATCGGGAACGCTCCTCAATCATCTGCAATACATCAGACTGACTGCACAGAGCCGTCAGCGACTCACCATTGTGCAGTGTGATCTGGCACCGGTTGTTGGCGTAGGTGTCATCGGAAATCATGGCGATGGCATCTACAGCTAGAGTGACGGTGCCGACCATCCCGCCACCAAGGTTTCTACTCACTGAAATGAATTTGCTCATGCCTTCACCTTCCTGTCCAAAATCCAGAACTCGCAGCCTTCAACCTGCTTGTCCAACACTGTGCGGTCCCACTCGTCTTCGTCCAGCTGGGGAAACCATGCGTCAGCGTTGGCTACGTCTATGTCAACCAGCGTCACGTATAGCCGATCTGCCATAGGCAGAAACTGGCGATAGACCTCTGCGCCGCCGATGACCATTATCTCGGGGCAGTCGCAGGCAGCGGCTACTTCCAGAGCGCCCTCGATCCAGCTCGCTGTGATGACACCCTTTGGCATCCAGCTCTCGTCCCTGGTCAGCACGATGTTGGTCCGCCCCGGCAGCGGCTGGCCGATGGATTCAAACGTAGTGCGCCCCATGATGATGGGCTTGCCCATGGTCACTTCTTTGAAGTACGCGAGGTCTTCCGGGATGTGCCAAGGTAGTTTCCCTTGGCACCCAATATCGCCAGCATGGTTCATTGCCACGATCATGGAAATCATACGGCCACCTCTGCCTTGATCGCCGGGTGCGGGTCATAGCCTGCGAGAGTGAAGTCACTCACTGCGTATTTATCAATGGGCTTAGGTTGGAACACCAGCTTTGGCAGGTCGCGGGGGACTCTGCTCAGCAGTTCCTCAGCTTGTTCAAAATGGTTGTGGTACAGGTGCAAATCGCCAAACGTGTACGACAGGTCTCCTACTTCAAGGCCGCACTCTGCGGCGATGATGTGGGTAAGCAGGGCGTAGGATGCGATGTTCACTGGCACCCCGAGAAATATATCAGCTGACCTCTGGTAGACTTGGCAACTCAGCTGCCCGTCACACACGTAAAACTGGATAACTGACCCATGACAGCAAGGCAACTGTGCGTGTTCCATTGCTGGCGTAGCCCAAAGATTTACTACGTGCCGGCGCGACTCTGGGTATTCTTTGATGTTGGCTATTAACAGTTTGAGCTGGTCTAACTGCCGAAATCTCTGCACCTTGCCAGGTTCCTCGGATGTGTATTTGAACTCTGACCAGCCGTGGTGTGTGTGCAACTTCCCGTTTAGGCATCTATGAACTGCTGACAAATTCAATCCGAACAGTCTTTTTGCCTCCCCTATTGAAGGGAACAGTATGCTCTCGCCCTCTGGACTAACAGCGGTGAATGCCCTCTGGTTTGACACGTTGAAACCTTGCTCGTCATGCGAGGCCCAGCAGCAGGTCTCTTTTGAGTACCTATTACTCGCGTGAAGTATGTCCTTGTCTATGCTGTAGTCTTTTGGGAAATGTTTCTTCAGCGTGTAGCCTATGAGAGTCTTGGCATCCTCAAAGAACTTACCAAAGCTCAGCCATTCCGGTGCAACATGAACCCCTACAGCTCCGTAGGCTGCATAACCTTTGCAGGTTGGGTCGTAACATCTGCGAATCATGTTTCTCCACACCTCTTTGAGCATCGCTTCTTCCGGTTCTACCCCGTGGTGTGGCTTGCGCTTAAATTCGCCCAGGTCTCCTACTCCGTAAACGAGCCCTTCTTTTGGCTCCGGCACGTAGGGCTCGAAAGTTTTCACTTCTGTAAGGAACCACCAACGGGCGTACCTGTACTGCTCCCCGTAGATTGGCCCAAGGCTGCCATCTGCCTTTTGCCAGGGCGTCCACCAATGTCTGACACTTTTTGGCAAGTCCTGTGTGTTCGTCGAACCAGACAAGAACCACAGCAATTCTGCTACAGTGCCGCCTACAAACATTTTCTTCGTCGTCAGAATCGGGAATCCGCGGTTCAGGTCGAACCGCACCTGCCGACCGAATACGGATCGAGTCCCAGTTCCGGTACGGTCGTCCCGGTCAGTTCCGTTGGTCATCACGTCCGTCAACAGCTTGTGATACTGCTTCATAGTTTGCAGGCGCCTCCTGCGCAGTCGTCCAAATCCATGGATTCCAGTTCCTCCTTCTCGGCCAGCACTTTTTTCAGTGCGTCAGCCAGGTCATCGTCTTGCTGGTGGGTGCCTTCGTTCTCTTCGTAGCTCTTGAACCATCCGAGGATGGTTCTGAGTTCTGCAATGGTCAGGTCGTTCATGTAGTGGTCCTTTGGTTAAGAAGGTGGTTACTTCAGTTTTCGGTTCGCAGTGATCCGTTCGTAATCGTCCCGGCAATCTGCGTCGCAGAACAGTTTTACCTGGCGGTCCTGCATCTCGAATGGTTCGTCACAGTTGTAGCAAATGCCTTTCGGGCTGAGCTTTGGACCCGTGTTCAGCTGCGCTCTGGCGTTTGCGATGCCCATGTCGACAGTGCGTTGAATTTCAATGTCAGCCCTGTCGGCTGGGTCTCCGAAGTGAATACTCATGGATACGTCCACTCAAATTTTCCAGTTATCTTGTTGCCAAATTCGTCAATGTAGGTTGGCGTTGCATCTTTGCTGCGTTCCCAGTGTTCTCGGTGCACCAGTAGGAGAACTGGGTGCCACAGCTCCCAGACATGACCGCTCTCGAAGTAGGGGAATCTGGTTCCTGCCGGCACCTTGATCAGCAGTGGGCAATCAACAGGTGGGAGTCCCTTGTTCAGGTGCAGGTCTGTGCCCGGCAGCAGGAATCCCGCCACCGGCAACTCCGGGTGTTTCATCGCCTTGAAATACATCAGGGGAGCCTGGCCAGGCTCCCCGAGTTCCAGTGCGCAGTTAGGACACCGCTGCATAGCGAGACTCCAGCGCTTGGTACAGCCCATCCACATCTGTGAACTCTGCAGCGAGTTCCATCAGGTGCTCATTGTCTTCTCGGCCGTCTGTCCAAACTTTCTTGTACTCGCCGCGAGTCTGGCCGTGATTGATGCGGAACCGGTTGAGGGTGTACTTGATGAAATACGCCTCAGCGATTTCGCTGAAGCTGAAGCCGCAAGCTGCGCACAGCTTGGTGAACCAGAACACGTCGAATTTGCCTTTCGTGGCTGCTTTCGCAAGGTCCCTGGCGTACTTGGCAACAGAACCTGCTGCAAGGTCTCCAGAGGGTCGTTCAGCCCCTGCAATCATGTTGGCGACTGCTTCTGCCGCTGCGTCTTGCATCAGCAAGACAGACAGGCCGAAGTGCATGATGTCCACCAGTTCCAGCTTAACCTGCTGGGTATCGCACACCTGCTTGCGGTAGTGGAAAATGCTGCCGTCGTGGTTCAGCAGTTCACCGGTTTCGATCCAGATGTAGTCTGCGAAAGGGTGGCCTTTGGTGCGCCACTCGGGGCAGTCGTACTGTGCGTTGAGGAAATTCTGGGCTTCAAGAAGCTGTTCAATGGTCTTTGTGCAAAGGTGCATTTTGTACATCCTTGGTTGTTAAAAACCCCGACAATGCCGGGGTCATGGATCAGATTTTGTGGCCGAACTCACTGGCCTACGTGAATCACGTTCTGGGCCGCAAGCTGCTCAAATGGCCGATGGGTGATCATAACACACTGCCCACCGATGCCCATCAGTGCGCCCGCCAGTTGCAGAGCATTCTGATCATTCATTGCTTCGGTCGGTTCGTCAAGTATCAACAGGCCGGTGTTGCCATACAGCGCTGCAGACAGCCCCACTCGCATGGCCACGCCGATGTGACCTTTCTGGGCACCGCTGCAATTTGCGATGGGTACCCACTTGCCAGTCTCCTCCGCGACAAAACCTCCATTTTCGTCTCTGGCGATACGGCGAATTGCGCCGGCCGTGCTGATCGCTACCTTGGCGCTGGCAACACCCAGAATTTGATCCCACACCTGTTTGAGGTATTCAGTGCGGGATTCGACCAGGAATTTCTCCAGGCGCTTATGGCGATCAAAATCATCGGCGGTTGCTCGCAATTGGTTCAACTGTTGAACCAGCTGCTCCAGCTTGTTGCCCACGCCGGCCAGCTCTACGGACAAAGTTCGTAGGTTACCAGATAGTTCCACCTGCTGTGGGGCCAACTTTGCGATCTCCTCAGCGAAGCATTCACGCTGCTGTTCTACGCCCTGTAGCTGTTCCTTCAGAGTGTCCAGTGTGCCTGGCATACATCTGACCTGTACCTCTCTGCCGCGCACCACTGTGTCTTCCAACTTGGCGCGAAGCTCGTCAACACGCTTGCTGAGTTTGGAGCGATTTCGAGCAAGCTGTTCAGCGCCGGCAATCCGGGCCTCCAACTCTGCAGCGGTTCGCTCCATCTGCTCGGCCTGTGCGATGGCGTCAGCAGGGTTGCCGATCATTGTCTGTTCCAACTCAGCCAGCCTCGTTTTCGCAGTCCTGTACTCTGCTGCTTTCATGCCGCTGAGGTGCCGGCCGTATTTCTTCTCCAACGACTGCAGGCGATCCACTTCTTTCTCGGTTTCAGCACGAACTGCTTCAGCTTCCTGCAGCTGAGTCAGAGCCAAGTCGATCCGCCCCTGAATCTCTGCAGGGTTGTGGTCCTCGAAAGGTCGGTCACAGGCGCTGCATACGCCGTCTTTCAGCTCCTGCTTCAGCTTGGCTATGTGTTTCTGCAGGGTTCGCACCTCCTGGTACGCATCTGCATCAGCAGCCAGCGCCGCCTTGATCTGTTCTTCTGGTGGAACTTTGCCGGCCAGAACCTCTTCCTCGTCAGCCGCTTCGCGCAGCTTGGGCAGAGATGCCTCCAACTCGGCTTTGCGGTCGATAGTGTTCTGCCACTGTTGAGCAAACTTGCGGGCTTCTTTGGCGCCTTTTCGCATGGCCTCGACATTGGACTCATCTTGGCCGAGGTCCGGCACCTCAGGTAGCGCCGCCAAGTCTTCTTCTGCCGATTCGAGCGCAGTTTGATACTCCCGGCCTTGGAACCTCAGGTTCTCAAGCTCTCGGCGCTCCCGTTCGAGACCAGAGATGCGCTCCCGCAGTGAAACTTCTGTAGCCTTCAGCTGGTCGTCGTCAGTTCGGTAGGTGGCGATGGTGCGAGAGAGTGCATCCAGTTCCTCCTCGGTTTTGGCGATTTTTCCTTCCAGCTCGGCCCGATGGGTTTCGAGAGGGGTTATCTCCGCCTTAACTGCCTCTGGGTCAGAGGACGCCGCACTGGCCTTCAGAACGCCCATCTGCTGACGAACGGCAACCAGCACACTGTCGATTACCTCTGCACCTGAAAACGCCTCTACGCGCTTCTGGAGGGCCGTAGCGCCGAAAGTGAGCACACCGGCTGTCTCGCCCTGCATCGACAGGATGAAGAGGGCGAAGTCTTTGAAGGCCAGGCCCAACAGTTCTTCGATGAACTTGGTGCAGGTGGTGTTGCCGGAGGCGACCAGCTCATCGCCAAAAGCCCCGGCCACCACTTTGGCGTTTCTCAGATCACGCTCGATCAGGTATTGGCAGTTGTCGTGCTCGATCACCATCTTGATCTTGAAGTTCTTCTGGCCCCAGGTCGGAATATCCTCTTTCTTGCCGGGGATCGCAGTGAGCCCGTACAGGCCGGTCACGACGGCGTGGAGGAGGGTGGTCTTGCCGGCCCAGTTGTCACCGATAATGGTGTTGAGTCCGTCAGTGAAGTCGGCGCGGAAGTCGCGCAGCTTCTTGAAATTCTGTACTTCGATGCTGATAAGTTTCATGGTCTGGTCCTTTGGTCAGTCTTTCTCTGGTATTGCATACGATTTGGTCACCGTCACTCTGCCGTACACCCGTTCGCCAAAAGCGTCTACAGGTGGCAAAGTGGGCGACAGCTTGAACTTCCTCAAAAAACACTGCGAGAGGTCTGGCCCACACATTGCCGTCCACGTCCCGGTACACCACCTCGGTCTCCCAAGACTCTGCCTTTTCGTTGGCTACGCAGACGATCTCGTACAGTCTCCCGCTGTGGTGCTGCCAGATTTCGTTTCTGATTGGGGTTTGCATCACTGCACCTCCGCCCGGTAGTAGCTCCAAAGCTCCCCAATGTCAGACCCAGAAAGGTCGGCGCTGATCTGCGCTTCCAGGTCGTGAATCTTGCCGCCCTCGCTGGCCTCTGACACCAGAATGTCAGTGGTGTAGCCAACTCGGTTGCGTACCATCAGGCGACTCTCGCAGTCGAACCATCGGGTCACATACTCTGCCAGCTCCGGGCCGTGTTCTGGGGCTATGGTGCCGACCAGATCGACGAACTCGCTATGAATATTTGGTGTCGGCCACTCTGCCGGTTCACCTGAGATTTCGATCTCGGCGTAGCCCATGTGGGCGTCCCAGATCAGGTGTTTCTCCAGCTTGCCGTGGGTGTACGTCCACAGATATTTGTCGCTGATGTCGCCCATGCTGGTAGGGTGGGTGTTGCCAAGGTTAACGAACCGGCCACCCAAGTGGGTTGAGTGAGCATGTTCATGGCCGTTCAGGATGTACTCATATCCGGCGTCCAACAGAGATTGCGCCTGCTCGCGGGTCATGTTCAGGCTGGCGTCATCATGTGTGGCCCGATCACTGTCGAAGTTGCAGTGGGTGATCACCAGCCCTTTGATCGGGTTGTTCAGCGCGACCTGGATAGCCTCATCGAACAGCTGCTGGGTGGCGTGGTGTGGGATCAAGGTGATGTTGGTGCTGCACTTGGCCGCGCCCTGCTCGATGCGAACGCCACCGACTGGCGGTATGACTACGGTGCCATCGCAACCGCTCAGCTCGTCCAACAACTGCACCGTGCTGACCTTGTTGGATCGGTTCGGCAGGTCGTGGTTACCGGCCAGGATGACATCGCATTTACGCAGAATCTGTAGCCCTTGCAGGATGGCAGCTTCGTCGTTGGTGTCTTTGTCGAACAGGTCTCCGGCAATCACTTTGGTGATGTGCCGACCTTCGTACAGGTCAAGTTCGGAATACAGGTGGCTGAACAAAACCTGTTTCAACTTCTGCCGGCTGGCCACAGTTGTATTTGCCCCTCGGTTCGTGCCGAGGTGCGGGTCACTCATTATGACGATCATGGTCTGGTCCTTTGGTCTTTTGGTTAGGGGCCGAGTGGCCCCTCAATTTTCACTGTACTTGCATGATCAGGCTAAGCGGGTTGTCTTCGATCTCACGCAAGGCGTCATCTCGTGTACGATACACAGTTGGAAGTTTGCAGAAGTCCAAACTGCCGCCATCTTTCGGGTACACAATTGTGACTCCGAATCCCGTGCCGACGACATCGACCAGAAAAACGACATCCATCTTATCGGCCAATCGAATCGAGCGGCAGAAATCAAAATTCGGGGTACTACTCACTTGCATTCCTCCTGAATGGCTCAAATGGCTCAAACTCAGCGAACTCCTTGTCAAGCTCTGCCAGGTCTATCACACCCTGGGTACTTACCACCTGAATGCAGGTGCCAGACCCTCTACGGTGGGGGAACCAGTAGGCGTCACAATGGCAAAGTGTCAGCTTGTGCTCTTTGCGTAGTCTGTAGCTGTCAACGGAGTATTCCCCGCCACAGCTACAGCGTTTTGGCACCTTGTATTCAGCAGGGTGCCGTTTAAATGTCTTCCGGCCCCTGCATTTTTTGCAACGGCACGGGTACATGTCAGATGTCCTCTCTCAGTCCGAGAGCGACCGGTTGCAGCGGAATGCCGTCATCGGACAGGGTAAAGAACTTGACCGTTGCAGCTTTTCCAACCACGTTAGGACCCTCACGCCACCAGCGATCTTTCTCGTACATATCGCCCGGCGCCGTGGCCTCAAACGGTTTGCCGTCCTCCGTAATCATCTGCCAGATGGCAACCTCCAACCAGCGGTCTTCGGCTTCCAGGTACCTTGGTGTGCCCTTGGTGACGCCTATGATTTTGAACTCAGCGTCCTGATAGTCTTTCAGCTTCAACAGGTTGCGGCTGCGCTTGTCGTCTTCGTAGCCGTAGGTTCCGTGCCGAAGGATCGCGCCTTCATAGCCATCCGCAATCGCTTCGGCCTGCAGCTGTTGAGCTTCTGCGACACTGGATATTCTTACAGTATTTAACAACCGTATAGATGATCCGTCAATACCTACTGGTGAAAGGTACTCTTGCAGGTAATTCAGGCGTCGTTCGTAGGGGGCATCCACCACGCAGTCGTAGACGTGGTATACCAGCTGAGTCGATTCTTCACGCGGACGTTTTACCAGTGAGCCGATCTGCTGCAGGGGGATGCCGTGGCAGTAGAGTTCGCCGTCGAGGGGTAGGGTGTAGCCCCAATACTCCTCAAGCACAGTCAGTGCTTCCTTGATGTGAGGCAGGTTGATCTCCTTGCCTTGACGGCTGTAGAGAACTCCGTCCTTGTACATCGCCCGATGTCCGTCCAGCTTGTACTGGCCGAAGCAGTTCGCCCAGTCTATGCTCTCCGGTTTCACCTTGCTCCACACGGTAGCCAGCATGGGTTTGGCCAGGCCCAGGGAGTTGGTTGCCTGGGTGCCGGCTTCAGGCATTTCGGCGGTGTAGCCTTTGTCTTCCTGTTTGCGGATTCGGCTGGCCATCTCCAGCTCGGCCTGTTCATACGGTGTGGTTTCGTTGGCACGGCCAATGTTCTTGCCTTTCACTGGTACACGACTGCCAGTGGCTTTGCCGTCCAGGGTCTTGGCATGGCTGATTACCAGATATGCCTCGTCTCTACCTTCCGGCATTTCAACATTGATGCTCCAGTAGCCAACACTGTTGGCGTGGGACTTGTACAGGGTTGTTCTCTCGCTGGCGTTCACCAGCTGGGTCATGGTCTGTGCGGTCATTTGGTCAGTGTCTCTATCATTTTTTGGTCAAGTTGGTCCCAAGGAAACTCGTCGATCAATCCCGATTGAGGCAGTGGTGTGCCCTGGGCGCGGCACACTGCTAGGGTCATCCCGTCCCAGACTTCTATCATGTTGCGCGGTTCGGAGTAGAACCAGACGGAGTACAGCTCTTGTAGATTGCTCCATTTTCTAGCGAACGCGCACTGCTGGTCACGTACCATTTGGAAGCAGCTTCGCAGTGAGTCGTGCTTCTCGCTGGCCTTAACTTCCACGAAGTGAACGTGCCCGAACGGCATACCTTTCACCATGAAATCCGAGGGCTGCGCCCGGACGAACCGAGCCGCTTGGCGTGTATCGACAAACTCATGTACAAGCCCATCTGCCTCAAAATGGTTCCTCAGTCGGTTCCAGAATTCTGCCTGGAACCAGTCCCCTATGTTGTTCTTTGCCATGCTGTACCTCCAAAGGAGCGGCATTAAGCCGCTCTATTTGTAGCCCGCTCCCACAGGTGCAGGCGCTGCTGGTTTTCTTCCCAGGCTGCTCGTGCCGCATGTTCGATCACCTCACGTTCCGGCAGTCGCCCCAGCTCTTTCACCTTGCCCCAGTCAGGGCCGATGGAGAACTCAGGCACCTGCGGTACTACATGCCCCGGAGGAGTGGCCTCGGACATCAGCTCGTTCATCTCGACGCAGTAGTCCCACACGTCATCGACATGTACCCAGGACACTACCTCGTCGTAGATCGGAGCGAAGAACACCATCCGCAAGCGCTGAATCAGGCCACGCTGCCAGATGCCGGTAAGCACTTTCTTCAGCATATCTGCAGCGGTGCCCTGGATTTCAAAGTTCGCACCCTGACGCTCCATGCGACTACGCTTGCCAGCTTCCTTGCTGAAGATGTCATCCGTCATGTGGCGGCGGGTGCAAAACGCTGTCTGGGTGAAACCGTAGGCACGGGCAAAGTCAGCAGAGCGTTCCTGCCAGATGCCGATGCCCGGGTAGGTGGCGTGGGCCGCTGACAGCAACTGTTCTGCTTCTTCGACTGGCACAGTCAGATTTCGGGACAGGGTTTCGGCGCCGGCACCGTATGACAGCCCGAAGTTTGTGCCCTTTGCCTTCTTGCCACGCACCTTGCTGTAGTCCTTGTGATTGGCGTGACCTTCGTCGTTGTAGGCTTCGATGAAGGTCTCGTAGTCCACGCCGAGGATCCCTGATGCGGTCATACCGTGCAGGTCTTTCTCGTCCTCTGTGCGGTGGAAATACGTACCATGTTCTGTGCGGCTCACCCCGTACACTGACAGCAGGTTGGCATCCATCGTCTGGCAGGCCATGATGCGAAGCTCCTGGCCGGAGTAGTCGATAGGCACTGCTACGTAGTCAGGGTGCGGCGGCAGGAACAGGCTTCGCATACGAAGTCCGCTGTCCCGGTACGTCTCACCCTTTGACACCTGCAGGATGTTCGGAGCACCACCGGCCGGGCGGCGGGTGACTGTGCCACAGTTGCGAACCGAGGGATGAATACGTCCATCTGTCGGACGGACCCAGTTCGGGTATGGCTTGTGGTACAGGCCGAGACGAGTGAGTGCAGCTTTCGCCTCAAGAACAAGGTTCAGCACTTCTGCCTTCCACTCATGCTCGCCTTCACAGTCGTTTGCCAAGGCCATCTTGATCACCTTGTCATCGGTGCCGGGGGAGCCTTCAAGCCCGAGGTTCATGCGCGAGGACCCTACCTGAGGCTTGGTCCGCAGTCGTAACGGCAGAGCCAGCTTGCAGTACAGTAGTTCCTGCATCTGGTTTGGTGAGTTAAGCGACAGCTCATCGCCGTACTCCGAGATTTTCGGCTCGAAGAACTGTGCACAAAACTCGCACAATTGTTCGTAGGCTTCACCCTCGCGCTTGTTCAGCAGTTTTGAAGAGGCGCCCAGGAGCGTGACGAACTTCTGCTGCTGGGGCGTCAGCATCATCACTTCTTCGGTTTCAAAATCAACGCTGTGCTTGGCCAGCCACTCGGATACAGCAGCCTGTGTGACTTTCTCAAGAGGGTCCATGCCAAGGGCATTGGTGACTCTCTCAAACTGCTTCACCGTAGGGGTGAACACCGGAGGAATCTCATCACGGCCATAGGGGACATAAGGCACTGCCGCCTGCAGCTTGGTCTCCCAACGCTGCAACGCTGCGTCTGTCTGCTGACGAATCCAGACAGCCTGCTCGGTGTCCATGTTCTTGCCAGCCTCAGCCTGCTTCTTGTACTTCGATCTGAGGAGCTTTTTCTGGATCGGCTTCTCTGCCTCGATCAAACCCTCGACGCCGCTGTAGTCAAGCTGTGGGCCGTCCAGGCAGTGTTCTGAAAGGATCGCCCGAATCTTCTCGATAGCTTCCTGTGAGACGCGCTCGTCGTCTTCGCGGATACGGGACATCAGTTCAGTGTCCATCACCACCCCTTCCATGAACGCCTGCATCAACACGTTGGCTGTGTACAGCTCATTCTCTTCGTAGAAGTCGATGGTGCCTTCCAGCTGCAGGACCATGTGCATGAAATCGAACAGGTAGGCAGTGACAACGCCATCGTCCACGCCGTAGCTGAACACCTGCTCAGGTGTCAGTTCGGACATGTTGCTGACGCCGGCCGCTGCCAGGGTGTCCATGTAGCTGACTTGATCGTAGTTCAGGATCGACTTACTCAGGTACTTGAGGCCGGAGCGGCTGTTCTCGTCCACGTAGCTGGACATGATGTTGGTGTCGTACAGGCCTTCCAGCTCGATACCCGCATTGGTCTTGGTCACCGTCATCTCAAACATGGCGTTGTGGGCAACGAGAGGTTTGTTCTCGTAGGCGAACATTACCAAGTCGATCAGGGTTTCGAGTGGTAGGTTGTGATCGCTCTTGTGACCCACGCTGACGTAGACAGAGGATTCAAGGTTCTGACCGAACGTCAGGACGCCACCCGTGATTTTCTGGCTGAGCACGTCCACGTAATCAGGGTCGTTCAGTCGGTAGCACTCAAACTGCTGGTCATCCCAGGATTCATAGTCGAACGTGACGAAGGGCGATTTCAGAATTTCGTTCTTGATCGCTGCAATGAATCCGGGGTCGTATTCCTTCTGCGTGAGCAGGTATGCCACGGGGAGGAACGGTTCAAACACGCTGAACAGGTCCTGGCAGTTGGCCGAGGCCAGTAGCTCCTGTACTTTTACCCGGTCGGCAACCCGGCGAGTCCACAACATCTTCGGCAGTTTCTTGCCGGCCGGCTTCCAGCACAGTTCTGGGTGCAGCTTGGCAACCTGCCACTGACGGCGGAACTCGTCCCAGTTGTTGACCAACAGCTGTAACGACTTCAGGCCGGTCAACTCCGCTGCGTTCTTCACCGGCTCCAGGTCGCGGGCTTCCACAGCGGCTTCGATCTCTTTCACGCCGTCATAGCCAACAGCCTCAACCAGCTCGTCCCACTTGGCAGGGCCGAATCCCGGTACACCTTTGTAGCCGTCAGACGTGTCTCCAAGCATGGCTTTGCTGATCGAGATGCAGTTCTCTGCAGAGTTGAGCGGGAAGGTATCTTTGTACCAGTCGTCGTCGGTGTAGCAATCTTCTTTCAGGTTGACGAGTGTGTCTTCGTTCACAAGGGCCAGGAGGTCGGCGTCTACGGTGCGGACCTGCTTGATGCCTTTCAGGTTGCCGCACAGGTAGGCGATCACGTCATCGGCTTCTACGCCATCGACACCAACCTGCATGATGCCCAGGCGCTTGTACAGCTCGACCAGCAGCTTGTGCATACGCTCCATCTGCTCGTCTTCAATCTCGCAACGCTCACGCTGAGTGCGGCTCTGCTTGTATTCCGGCAGCAGGTTCTGGCGATACTTGATGCCCATGTCGTGGACTACGATGATCTGGCGTGGGGCGTATTCGGCCAGTGCCGGCTCCAGGTACCGCTCGATGAACTTGGCGAAGGCAAACTCTGCGGTGGGCACAACCTTGTCACGGACGGCTGAGAAGATGCCTTCCTGGTCGCCACCGGCATGGTAGATGTGTTTGTAACAGGCTTTATGGTCGAGGATCAGCCAGGACTCTGGCTTGTACAAGGGTTGCTTACGCATTGGTCGTTCCCTTTATGGATTGGTCTTTTGGTTTCAGTCGCAGCTGGAGCTGCTGGATGAACTTGAACTGCTGGAGGCGCAGGAACTTGAGGAATGGCTCGAACTGCCCGATACGCTGCTGATTGCCAGGCCACCGTCAGAGAAACCACTGGTTGAAGCATTGTGATTAGTGTCAGTGGCTACTCTGACCGGCCTGGCGGGTTGCTTGTATCGGGTTACGGTGTGTTTCGCTGAAGCGGGTTTATCTGCTGCGGCTACGGATTTGTAGGCTTCGAGTTCAGCGGATAGTATTTGCCCTCTGCGGGCAAACTTGTCTGCCTCAGCTCGGAACCACTTCAGGTCGGAAGTCAGTGTTTCGATCCTGCATCTGGCATCATGCAGTTTTCGTGTAGCGATAGTCGTTGCCACGCCGAGAACAGCGGTCGATACGAAGAATACAACCGCTGCAGCTGTACCCATGTCGATCCCGGTATTCGGGTATGTCATTGGTCTGGTCCTTTGGTCTTTTGGTGGTGGCCCCGAGGAGAATCAAACTCCAGTCATCTCGGTTATGAGCCAAGCCGCTTTATCATAAGCTACAGGGCCTTGGCACCCTCGGCAGGACTCCAACCTGCAACCAACGGAGTAGAAATCCGATGCTCTTGCAATTGAGCTACGAGGGTAGAGTTAAGCGGATCAACCTGCCGGTGTCTTAAACGCCCGGCACCAAATTGGATGGGAGTAACAGCAGATTGAACCACTTGGTGTGTTGGGTCGGTCTGTAAGCAGAACGCCTATTCCGACAACACTGACTAGATGTTAAGTAGAAAAAGTTTAAGTTCTTCCGACCCAACACACCAAGTGACTCAGAGCCGGGGGCCGAAGCCCCCGGTCTGCTCAAACTGCCAGAGTTACTTGGACAGTTTGAAGTTCCACGGGTAGAAACCACCACCTGCAGTCTTCACTTTCTTGCCAACAGAGGCTTCGATCTCGAAAGCGTCGAAGCCGCCGTACAGCTTGGCACCGCGAGCCATGACACCGGAGAAACGGCCCTGTCCAGACTTCGGAATGGACAGCATCACGGTTTCGCCCACCAGCTCCTGAGCCTGCTCAGATGTCGGGTCTGCTTCCAGAATGGTGGCTACCACGTCAACATACTTCTTGATGACGGGACGGTAGTTTTCTTCGCCGGAATCTGCAGCCCACTGTGCCAGCATAGCTTCAGCAGATGTGCCATCTGCCTTGGTCATGCCAGTGGCGTCGTAGGTCATGTAGTGCTCAGCATCGTCGTCATCAGTTTCAGAGATGCGGTAACGAGCACGGGTGCTTTCTGCCTGGAAGACGAAGGACTTGCCGAGGTTGGATTCCTCGTCACCCAGCATCTGGAAGTAGCCTTCACCCGGCAGGTTGATCACCGGGAAAGAGAACGCATCCAGCTCCAGGCCTTCAAAGCCGTTTTCAGCGGCGACCTTGGTGAAGTTGGAGCCACCCAGCATCGGCGCCGCTGCGGGGCGGGCTGTCGCCACTGCGGTGTTTTCCTGAACGGCCGGGGCTTTCACTTCATTTTCGCGGTGCTCGGCTTCCATAACATCTGCATGTTCTTCAGCCGGGCTCTGAGAGCCGTAGTCCACTTCCTCAGCGATGGCGTCAACGCCCGCTGCGGATACTTCCTGAACGGCTTCCTGTGCAACTTCCTGAGTGGCTACAGTTTCAACTTCATTTGCGGTTACGGTCGGTTTTGCAAGTGCCATGATATTCACCTTTGGTCTTTGGTTAGGGACTTTCAATTTCATTTTCATCGTCTTGCCTACCGTCAAATGCGATAGGTACAAGTATTTAAATGCAGAATGTACATTGTGTCAATATGTACAAGTGCATATTTTGCACATTACGCTGCTACTCGCCCATAAGTTCGTGAAGCAGCTTACGTTTATCACGCATCACCTCGTTGTTTACGAGGTCTTTCTTCAGGAGGGTACGGACGTGCCCCCCGGAAATCGTCTTCATCACCCGGAAGAAATAGGCGATGACCTGGTGTTTCTGTCCTGACCTGTCTGCTCTGGCAATGGCCTGATAGGCATCTTTGGGCACCGTGGGCACCTCTGCAAACAGGATGTAGTGAGCGGCGCTCTGCAGGTTCAGGCCGGCCCCACCAGACTGCCAGTTGACCACGATCACCCTGCAACTGTCGTCATCCAGAAATTTCTTCCTGTTGGCGTCCTTGTCTGCAGATGCGCCGTTGATCACAGCAGGGTTGAACTGCTCGTAGTGCTTGGCCAGTGCAGCTACCGTCGCCTTGTAGTAAGCAAAGATGATGACCTTCTTCTTGCTCAGGTCGATACCTTCGATCACTGTATCCATGCTCTGACGTAGAGCATTTGCAGGTGCCTTCTCAGTGTACATCTCTGGCACGGACACCAACTGCTTGGCCAACTGCCGCATCTTGGAGTCGTTGATCGCATCAATCAGACCCTCCGGCAGGTCGAGCATCCTCTGCTTGATCACCTGGTCGTAGAGCTTCTTGTGAGCCCGCTCAAGGTTCACTTTCACCTCAATGATCTGAGGCTCCGGCACCGTCCTGAACACCTCACTGGAGACCCTGACGGCATTCTGATACAGGTTGGTGTGCAACAGGTCGAGGTTCTTAAATCCAAGGACGTGACGGAATTTGCTGTCGTTGTCGAGGATGACGTGCTGCCGGTCGAATGCTCGTTTTGAGTGATAGGCTTCGGGAGTCTTCAGTCTGATCAAGCCAAACGTGTCTTCCGGCGTATTACCGGAGGGAGTGCCGGTGGCCAGATACAGGATGTACTCACCAGTCGTGTCGGTAACGTACTCCCAGAACCGCTGATGAATCTGACTGCCTGGGTTCTTCAGGGCGTGAGCCTCGTCAGCGATCAGGACGTTGTAGCCGGCCCGCTTGAGCCTGTCCCAGTTTGGGTTTGGAATCTTCACCTTCTTGGGCCTGGGCCGTCCTTCTACCTTTTCCAGCTTGGTGAAAGTACGGCGCTGGTCAGCGTACTTCCTGAACATGTCGTATGACATCAGCAGGATGTCAGGCCAGCCCTCTTCGTCCCACTGGGCAATCAGCTGCTCCCGCTTTTTGACAGGCTCATCGAGCAGGTGGATTTTGAGGTGATCGTGAATCCCAACGAAGAAATCCGCAAACGTCTCTGCGAACTGGCCACACAGCGTGGGCGGCATCACCACACACACTTTGTTGCCATAGAACGCATAGGTCACCGCAGCGAACTGCATGGGAAAGGTCTTCCCGGTGCCGGGGTCAGAAAAGTCAGCGAACCGTTCGTATCGGAACATCTGCTGCATCGTCTGAAACTGCCAAGGGAACGGTTGGTACGGCAGTTTGACCTGCTTGGCCCACTGCGGGGCGTCGGTGATACCGACGCCGCACATCAGGTCATAGAGAGCAGCCTGCTGAGGTTGCGCAACTGCTTCACTCATCGTAGCCCTCCTCATCCTCCTCTCGGAAGTTGTTGATCTGGATGCCCTTTGTGCGCATTCCCAGCAGGTCCATTCGGGTCACAGAAGTGCCTTCCCGAGTCGGGTGTGGCCCGTCGCCAAGGTGGTAGTTCTCTCCGCGCAGCAGTGTTCGTAGCTGCCCGGCGTTGGCCACCACTGGTCGGTCTCCAATACTGCGGGAGAACTTGGCATACATCGGGAACGCCAGCTGGGTGTCTACCATCAGTTCGTTGCCACGTCGGAAGTAGTGCAGGCCAGGTATCAGGCGCTCTGCTACGCTCGACGGCTGCGCAGCCATGGTGGACATGGCTTCGATAACGATATCGGACTCTGAACGGGACTTCTCCTTGCTGATGTTGTCCTGCTCTTCGCAGAGCCATTCCAACAGACCGTCAATCAGTTCCTGAATCTCATCGTGTACACCCAGCTCCAGCGTATCAGTGACCGTCTGCAGCCACTCCAGACCGGTCAGGACCACCGTGTAGGAGTAGTGTGCCCGGGTACCTACTGCAGTAGGTACCCGAGGAGCGTACTTGGCCATAATGGTGTGCACCGGTCGCTGCGTGGTTCTCAGTGCGGTTGCCACCATCTCTTTGCCCAGATCAGCCAGCCTGTGCCGCATCTCGAACGCATACATGAAGTTGCTTTCGCGCCCCGGCACCTCTCGCTGCCGCTGTGACATTCCCACCATCACGGTACGCTGCCGAAGGGCAGGGCGCTCTGGCGGTTGCTCAGACAGGTACAGGATGGGGCCGGTCAGCTTGACCTTGCTCACCGCTGCCCCGCGATCAGGACGGGAGGACAGGGTGCCCTTCGACTCTTCCAAGCCAGCCCAGGCGGCTTTCGCCACGCCGACGAACTTGTCGTACACCCGGCGCGGCACCAGTGATGGGTTCACCTCGTCGATGATGCGCACCACAGTGGTGGAACTGGCTACCATTGCAGTGATCGCATACGGCGTGGTGGTCTCCAAGTCCAGCGGGCTGTCCCGCATTTCGTAGTCACAGCCGTGGAGGTAACCCATCAGGTGCGCTGTTTTGGATTTACCGGAGCCGGCGTTGCCGTAAAGGTTCAGCAGAGGGAACTGGTTCAGTTTGGTGATGATCTGCTGCTTCAAGAAGCAGGCCACTGTCCAGCCAAGACACTGTGCCACCACATGGGGGTCATTGATCTTGCAGAGTGCTCGGATTACGTCCGCCATCTCCTGGTCCTGGTTCTCCACCCCGTTGGCGGCGAACAGGGTTGGCGGGGCCTGGATGTTGTCCACCACCAGCTTGTGGGTGCCTATCTCTGACGAGCTGGTCAGGGAGAATGAAGGCTCCACATACACCATGCTCTTGCTTGCCCCTATCCTGTACCAGTGGAATCCACTGGCTTTGACTTCGTGAATTTCGCCTATCATGTCGATGTCTCTAAAAATGCTGTGACGAAGGCGCTGTATCTCAGCGTCGTTTGCGTACACTGCGCAGTTGCCAATACCATTCATGGCTCTGATCAGGCTGGACCTGCTGTTCCACGCATCATCTGGAATCATGTGGGTGTGACTGCAGGAATGTCCATCTCGGTTGAGCCAGAGCACCTTGGCAGATACCCCGGTACGGAGCTTGCCGCTTTCCTCGGTCTCTGCTGTGTAGAAGGTGGTAGGTTCGATAGTGAAGGTGGTCAGCTGCTTCTCGCCGGCTTTGAACATCGCAAAGTAGCCGGTTGGCCTGGCTTCAATGAAGTCCAGCTCGCCCATCTCGACTGATTCGCCGTCCTGTGTTTTACAGATGAGGCAGTCGCCACAGGGTCGGATTACCTTGAACAGGGCTCGGCGGCTGAAGACGAAGTTCTGATCCTTAAACGCTCGAAAGATGGCCCCTTTGATGTGGCGCAACCGGTCAGCCTCGCTCCGGTAACTGCCGGAGGTTACGTTCTTGGCCATCGTTCTGGCCAGGGCCATCCAGCCGTCCCGGTCGTCAATCGTGTATTTAACTTTGACGAACGCAGCCAGCTGCATCGCTGCCTGGTTGAAGTTCGAGCCGTCCTTATCGCCCTTGGTGATCAGTTTTTGTATGCAGCCATCCTCTGCAGTGAACTCGGCAAGTAACTCCTCGTCTATCTGCTCATGGCCTTGGAGCTCCATGATCTGCTGGTGGACGGCTTTCTGCGCTTGGTCGAACAGATTCGTCAGGCCGAGAGATGGCATCCCGGAATACTTGTACTCCAGCTCGCGGGACTCACTGCACAGTTTTTCGTACTTCTGTGGGTTGAGCTGTTCCAGCTCGGCAAAGGTCAGCGGAACCTTGTACTGCCCGTTCTCTCGCTGGACGTTGGGGGTACGCCACATCCGGCCACGACCGCCGCTGTAAACCACCATGTCGAGGTTTTCAACGAAGAGTGACTGTGCCATTTCCCGGTAAATCCAGGGCAGGGCGACAAAGCACTTGGTCTTGCCTTGGCCAAACACCTGCTGGTCGATCAGGATGTGGAAACCCTTTTTGCCTGTGGCCCAAATCTGCAGGTCTTGCGGCTGTACACCTTCTGCCATCAGGTGGGAGCACAGCTCAATAGCCGACTGGATAGAGGCGTTGATGTCTTGCGAGTCGATGTCGAAGTAAAGTGGCCCTCGGTACCGCAGCGATTTCGTGTCGAAGTCCTCGTCGTTCTCCGCATATTCGATCATCTGGCCAACCGCCAATATGGTCGTCATCGGCGCAGCTTCGATCATGTGAGCCCACTTGTTATCGTCCGGGCAGGCCCGCCAAGCGGTCTTCTTCTCTGTGGTGGTTTGGATGTATTTGTACATGGTCAAACCTCCATCTGAGTTGCGGTGAGTTTCTTAACGAATAGCCTGCGGTCTACCAACGAGGTCTGAAAATCCACTTGGGGTTTAAGGCCCCGACGCTGCAGGTAGTGGATGGTACCCACCTGCCGGGATCGGCCTGCGTTCACTGTGTCTGCGGTAAGGACTTCCACTACTGTGCCAGGATCGACACTTGAATACCGCTCAGCAAAGGCTTCGTAGTCAAACCTAGGCTGAGTGAAGACAGGGTTACTCATAACAATGCTCACTAATGCCCCGCACCCTTGGATGCGGGGTGCAGGTTATACAGCGATAAATTTCTTGCGATTTACATACAGCTCGTTGGCCGGTCGAGTAGCGCCAACGTAGAGGAGCTTCAGCTGCTCCTGCAGGACTTTCTGTTTTTGGATGTCGATCACGTCAAGGAACACGGTGCCGAAGGTAGAGCCCTGTGACCGGTGAACCGTGATGGCGTAGCAGTGTTTAACCTGGTGGACAGATTCTTTCACCTCCCAGTACATGCCCCAATCGCCGGTCTTCTTGGCGTAGGCAGCGATCTCCCGCAGGTGTCCGTAGAACTCGTCCTGGTGGTTACGGTGAAGTACATGCACCACAACGTCTCTTGCCTGGGAGTGCAGAGGTTCGATCACCAGCGTCCACACTGGAAATAGCAGGGAGCTGTTGAACGCGCTGGGCACCACGTCCTGCTCGACAGCTTTAACAACGCATTCTTCATCTGTAGGGAGCAGTATGTTGCCGTCATCATCTTTAACCACGTCTGTGGTCACCACCCGGTCACCAACGATGAACTGCGGCACCTTTTTGCCGTGCCAGTGTTGCCTGAAGGCGTGGTTCAGTTCGTCCACACGGCGGTTGGTCCATGCCAACATGCGGCACTTGTCGGTGTCTTCCGGGTCAATGCGATCCAGGGCCAGCTTCACAAACGCCGGTCCGAGCGCGGCTTCCACACCTGAACCATCGCTGCCTCTCGACTCCTCGATGGCGGGGAGTCGCTTGCGGTTGTCGATGCAGGAGCGGAGCTGGTTGGCCAGGGTCAGGATCGGACCGGAGTAGCGCTCAACCTTTGTGAGGGTGTAGGAATCGCCCATATCGAACGCTTCGCAGCGTTGCTCCATAACCGGTGGCAGCTGGTAAGGGTCGCCCATGAACAGGATTTTTGTTGGGGTACCCACCACGGCGTCTTCTAGAATGTCCAGCGCCCGGCTCGGGCACATGGAGGCTTCATCGACTACCACAATGTCGTAGTTGCCGATCTTCGCTTTGCCGGCCCGGACAATGGATTTGCGCTCCTCGTTGGGCAGCACGGCCAGGCCCAGGGCAGAATGCAGGGTGGAGCAGTCGTACATAACGCCGTATGCGGATGCCATCTTGGCCAACACCCTTACAGCCTTGTTGGTTGGTGCACACAGCAGAATCTTGCAGCCTTTCTCACGGTAGGGCTCTAAAACGTGAAAAACCGAAGTGGACTTGCCGGTACCGCCTCCGCCTTGCAGCGAGAAGTAACGATTACTGCCTCGGGCGGGTAAACCCTCGACAACCTTGGTGCTGAGAAACGTATCAATCTTCTGGGTAGCCTCAAGCTGCCCATCATTGAGTTTGATGGTCATGGTCGTTCCTTTTTGGTCTGGTCTTTTGGTCGTGTACAAATGTACAAAGGCACATTAAAGCGTTAGCACGTCAGTAAGTCAACGCAATAATGTTTCGGAGGTGTTACGGGAATGTAACGTCGTGGATGCGATCTGAGATGAGTGTCAGTTTAGCGTAGGTCTGAAAGTCTGGAGCTATAGAGTGCATTGCGAGTTCTGACGAATCATCAATAGCTATTGAGTCCCCACCTATATACACCAACTGATCTTCCTCAGTTTTGTCTGGCTGAGTAATCTTCAGATTTGCACCACCGTTGAGGTGGTCCACTTCTTTGAGTTGGTATTGGGTACCGTCAATCTTCAGGGTTTGCCCGATCTTGATAGAGATGTGAAGCATATGCGTTCCTTTTGGCTATGGCTTGCTGTTCTGCAAGTTTGAGGTGTTTTCTCTGGTAGTACCAGTTCACAAAGAAGGTTGCGAGGCCCAGGACAACCCCGAATGCGAGAGCATTGTTATTTAGAAAGTCCAGCATACCAGCTGCAGTGAGTCCGCCGCTGGCTGTGTACGAAACTCCAGTGCTAACTTTAGCTGCAAGGGTAGTCGTGTGTTCTGATAGAGTAGGGCCTGCCATTATCGAACCACCTCTACGTGAGGGAGGTCAATAAATGACTGGTCCAAACGGTCGTGATCTCTATCCCAATCGTCTCCGAAGCGTAGCTCTACGCCGTGCACCTTACCGAACGCCATGAGAACCCCCTTCATCGTGGCGTACTCTTGCAGGACGAGTTCCCAGATGCGTTTTTCAGTTTTGCCGGTGGCTTTGGCAAGCGCTTTGATCTGGTCGGGGTGCCCGGAGAGGGCGGATGAAACCCGGATATCTGCCAGGTTTGTGACGTAGGGCCATAGGTCTACAGCGTCTGATGGGTAGGTGTTGTGTTTTCCGTTTGGCCACTTTACCTTGGTAACACCTTTGGCAAAGTACCGGTCTTGGGTCTCTTGGTCACGGTGACCTTCAATCATGGAGAAGTTGTAGACCTGAATAGCAGAATCTACTATCAACTTCAGCTCATCGCAGAGGGTTTCCCGTACTTCTGATGACTTGCGACCGAATGAAAACATGGCGGGCTCGTGTGTTGGTTGTTCATAATGTACAAATGTACATTTTGCAACCGAACTTTTCCACCCTACGTTTTTGGGCTATTTGACCAGTTTGAGTACCGGTCGAGGCCGCTTGCTGTCGCTTTCCCTTGTAGCTTGCGCCGTTTTCTTCCTGTGCAGGTTCATAGCATGTCTTGCTGAATTGGCCATTCCAGAGTGAATTATTTCCATCAGCAAGTCTCGCGGTTGCAGGTTGTGCTGTCTGGCGTGACTGATCAGGATTGCCCAATCCATTGGACTGAACGACTCCACGATGTCCCTGGGCAAAACGGATTCGATGTCCAGCAACAGGCGCTCCACTGCTGGCAGCAGGCTTTCAACCGTGTAGGTCTTGCCTTGCTGGGCCGCGCTCATGCTCATGCACTCACATATTTGGGTTGTCAGTCTTCTCATGGGTCCTGCCAAATGGCAAATGGACCACGTTTCCCTTTACAGTGGGCTTGAGGCTCGGTGGTTCGGGTACAAGGTACACGTCATCCTTCAAATCGGAAAACTGTCTCGCACCTATTACCAGCAAGTCGGTAATGAAGGCTTTACCGCTCATATCTTTGACCATTCCGGCCGGCAGCGCGTTGATGATGTGGTTCCATTCAGGCTGGGTAAGCTCCATCTCCAGAAGCACCTTCCACAGATGTGGACCCACCCAGTTTTTCAGTCTGTGGAACGCGGCTATCGCACCACCTCTACCTTGTCCGATCTTTGCTTCCCACTGTGCAAGAAACAAGGTCTCTATTTCTCTTTCAGTGTGTTTTTTGGCCTCAGTCATTGGTCGCTCCTGTGGTCTTTTGATGGTTACTTGATGCCTCTACTGTCGAACAACTTCTCCAGCGCTTCGATTATCAAAGTCTTCATGGTGGTGTCCTCGACAGCGGCCATCACCTTCAGTTTGTTCTTGTAGCTGACTGGTATGTTCACTGGCATTCGTATCTCAGCTTCAGTGGATGAAAGCTGCCCTGCGTTCGCTTTCGCGGTGGAGAGGGCCTCTTTCAAGGCGGCGTTGTTTTCTGACATGTGGCCTCCAAATACCTATCTTATCCCGTAGATAGGCTATTAAGTAAAGTGGAATCTATTACATCGCCGGGTTCTTTTGGACAAATGTATAAACGCACTTCTTTTAATAAGTATTGTATCCCTCGCCAGAAATTCTGACTGAGACAGCATGGACACCGTAGCGTTGGTAAGGTCTATCTGGTCCGCCCTGACGTGAGGGCATTTGTTGCGCATTGAACCGGCTGTAAACCGGCCAGTTACTTCAACCAAATAGGGCAATGGCTCATCCGTTTCGCCTTGCATAATCAGGTTTCCGTGTACCTCTGCCCAGACTCTACCGTACCCGTCAACGCGGGTTTCCACGCTTCCGGGGCCGTCGAGATACTGGGTTAAATTGGTACACGAAATCAAGGAAACACCTACTAGCTATTGCCTATTTGTACATTTAGCTACTGTGTACAAATAGTGTAGATGTTTCATTAGTCAGTCGTCAATTAATTGGTATAACCAAAGCGATAGTTTATTGACAGTGTTATGGGATATTGGTGCGTATTTTTCACTCAGGTACGTGGCTATTTTTCGAGTGGATTTACCCTTTGCCCAATGCAAATCTGCGAGTTCCGCAAGCGCCTGTTGGTACCAGTCAGACTCCTGCAGGTACTTCACACCCTGCAGCTCTATGACTGTGTGACCCCAGGGTACGTAACCGCCCATGAACCGGCCTTCCTCTGAATGGGCGACCTTTACATCTCGGATACGCTCGGCAATCCGACTGCGCTCAAAGTCAGCCACTGCAGCGAGAATGGTGTAGATCAGCTTACCTACCCCGTCACCCGTCACTTCGCCACCCATGTCCATTATATAGAGGCGAATGCCTTGCTCTTTGAACCGGTTGATCGAGTACAAAGCATCTTCAGAATTGCGGAACAGTCGGTCAAACTTGGCAATCAGCAGATGGTCACCTTCCTTCAACAGGTTGATAAGTTGTCCACCGGCCGGCCGTTCAGCCAGTCGTACAGAACCTGACACACCTTCATCAGCGAAGTGCTGGTCAACTTCCATCTGCATGGTGGTGGCGTAGGCCCGCAAAGTATTCTCTTGCACCTTGAGGGACATGCCCTGGGTCCCGGTAGAAACTCGGGCATAGGAGTAGACGGCCATGCCTACTGCCCCTGGCCGGTCAGGATTGACGACGGCAGTTTTGACACGCTCAGCATCCGGACTGCAGCGACCTCTGCATGGGCTTCAGCTCTGTACTTCTCTCGATCCACAAAGCTCACTTGGTTGAATCCTTCCCGCAGGTTGCGGACGACCTTCACGACCGATGCCGGGGGCAAGCTGCAGATGCGGGCCAACTGGAAGTGGAGATAGGGGTGTCGCTCGGCGTACTTGGGAGCGAACTTCTTGATCCACTCGATGTACTTGGCCGCTTTGAACTCAGTGATCATCTTCTGCTGAGCTTCGCGTTTGGCATCGTGTTTCTTACCGGGTGGGATGAAGTCGAGAGGGAGGCTCAGTGCTTCCAGCTCAACCATCTGCACCATGTCCTCAATGTCGCTAATGATTTGCCTTTCGTTTTCAACTCGGCAGTTTGGTATATCCATCACTTATGTACCTCAGTGTAACGGTGTAACGGCGGTTTGGGTGTACATCGCTGTCACCTCGCAAATGCGCCATTACACTCATGGTCGGTTTGTACCAATGGTCTTTTGGTCAGTAGGTGGGTGCCTGGGCCGAAGCCCAGGACTTTTGGAGGTCGCACATGTCAGGGTGCTCATGTACAAATGTACAATTGCACCTTAGCTATTGTCAACCTTCTTCAGCAACTGCTGACAATGCTTCTCCAACTGCTGGCCATCCTGACTCAACAGTTCTACGCCAGTGATACTGATCTCCTGTTCTGGCGGTTCTTCAAGAGCATCATCCAACCTTTCAGGGTCGAGAGGATGCCAATGCTGCAACTGGTGTTGTTGTCGGCGCCGGTCGTGCTCGTCCAGCGCCCGGAGGTCACTTGCCTCCAGTTCGATGTCGATGTTCATCCATACCTCCGGTCTTTACCAACGGGGATAGGGCAGGGAGCCACATCAGCAGTGTTGCGGTGCCCACGATTGCGCTCGCTGTGAACGCGGCTTTTATAACTGGGTGCATCTCCCCTCCCGTTTAACAGGTTCTTGTACACGTGCCAGGTAGGTGTCGATCACAAACTCCCACGGCAGTTCTGGATTGCTTGCCTTCGACGCCTTCAGAGACTCAAGCAGGTCGATCTGCACCTGTTTTATCTGTTCCGTGGTCATACGTCATACCTCCAGATGGAACGTGTTTCTGAGTACGCCTGCCAGCTCGGTCTTGCGAACCTGAAGGCTTGTTACCGCGCCTTGCAGTGCGATCTCACTCGTACTGCGGCGCTTTCCCAAGGGGATGGAGTCGCCTACCCTGTGGCCGGTGTACAGCGCCAAGTTGCAAGAGTTTGAGCGCACTTTGGCTTCCAGCTCGCGCAGTTCATCGCTCAGCTCCGTGTACTCCTCCCACAACTCTTTCGTTTGCAGGAAGCGGTCCAGGTTCGGGGTCTCACTCATGGTCGGCTCTCCACTCTGCCGGTACGTCATAACCGGATTCACTGCCATCCAGCGTGTCGAGGATGCAGGCGCCTGGTACACAGGGGCTGGCCCGGCGACCTTTGTCAGTCGTGACAGGTGACTCGAAAATACAGAAGTTCAGTGCGCCGCCCAGCCAGCTTGATTGATAGGAAACACCTTCGTAGGTGCCGGTGACGATCCATTCGTCCGTATCTGGAATATCGTCTTCCCAGTTCTGGCAATTGTCTTCAAGCCAGCGTCTTGCCTCGAATGCGTCCCCCGGTGACGTACCTTTGGCAAGGAATCCTTCGTTAACTGCGAAGTTGATCAACACCTCGTTCTCGGTGTGGTTCACTGCCCGCATACCGTGCAGCAGTTCAAACACCACCTCCTGATCCAGTTGGTTAGCAGAGATGTAGCCGTAGGCAATCCCTGTTTTCGGATTGCGGTTGAGCATTTCAAGTTGTGCATTCATGGTCGTTTTCCTTTTGGTTAAGGAGTTGCCCCGGCACCTGGCCGGGGCTGGTTGGTTACAAACTGTTCACAAAGACAGGCTGCTCACAAAAACACGTCGTTATCGAAGGCCCATTCTTCGATCTCTTCGGTCAAGATGACGTAGTATTTCAACTTCTCCGGGGCCACTTCATGCTGTGCTTGGCCAGTGGCGTTACCGCTGTCGTCCAAGCTGTACAGGGAGAAGGTGTTATCCGTCTCCCACCACACCTCTACAAGCTCGCCGCCGCAGCTGAGCTGGGCCTGGCCGACATACTCGTTCATGCCGCCTCCCTCCATTCCTGTTCTTCGCTGCCGTTCACTACGATCCGGTGGGTCTCCCAGTCTTCCGGCCAGTGATCGACCATGCCCATATCCTCCCAGTCTGAGCCGCAGTCGTCGCTGAAGAATCCCCAACAGCTGTCGATCTGCTCGCCATCCTCCAGGCTGTACCCCTCGACGTGTTCGTAGATGGTGAAGCCGTAAATCTGTCCGGTCAGGTACTGGTCGTAGGTCTCGACCTCGGCCTCAAGATACCTGCGAGCTGATTCGACTGCCTTCTTGGTCAGGCGGGTTTTGCCCCACTCCTTGATTGCGGTGGCTCCGGTGCAGAAAATCCAGCCGACTTGGCCGGAGTCCCAAGGACATGAGAAGCTGCCGGTGGACATGGTGATGCCGGAGTGATCGAACAAATTCAAAGGAAGGTAGATCAGGCGGTTGTCTGAGCTGACCAGATGTTCGTACTCGTCATATTTTTCAAGGGCAGCAGCGTAGTCAGCCGGACCAGCACCGATCCAGAAGGGGTTCTCCGCCGTGCCCCAACCACTGCAGTGATGGCACTCTGATTCCTCGTACATTGCTGCAGAGTCAGGTTCGGAACAGCCGCGAGGACAGGGCACCTCAGCATCGTCAGCAGTGTAGTTGCCCTTCAGCGCCGGACGGCGCTTCCACATGATGTCGTTCAGGGCCGTTTCCAGAGCCTGACGGAACTCATAGGGGCCGTCGGTATTGTCGATGTAGACACCTTTGCCATCGCACAGCTCCACATCACCCAGGTTGTGGCGGTTATGCCAGCAGGCCATGATGCCCACGTTGTCATACCCGACGCGAGGGTTCATCGGGTCGCTGTCTTGCTCGATGACGATGGTGCGTTCCAGTTTTACAGTCTTGGTAGTCATGGTCGTTTTTCCTTTTGGATAGGGTGGTTCAAGGTTCGTATGAAGTGATGCCGTGTTCCTGCAGCCGGCACAGCCTCAAGTGTTTGTCTGCAAATGCCAAGATGATTCGGTTCTGATCTGCCGGGTAGGCGAACAGCGGGTACCGGCTGGCGTCCTCAGCGAAAGGGGAGTCTGGGTATTCCCAGCGACGCTGCCGGGCCGTCATCACCTCAACGGCCTCGGCTTCAACAGCGTGGCAAGGGTCCATAACGAGCTCTGGCGAGGCGCTGTCTTCGGTCCATGCCGTTGGTGTTATACCGACTGAAAAGATCGCCACGGCGGCGAGCAGCGTCCTCATGTGTGGCTGCTCCAACGAGGTTCGTCTTCAGTGCCGTGGTTGATCAGGGCACCTACCAATGGGTGACCACCTTTGTGGTTGCTCAGGTTGAGGTAGTACCACTCGGGGTCGTGGATCAGTTTGTCCACGCCTTCAGTGCAGATGCTGTCCCACCGGAAGCTGATCTCCTTGGCGATGCCGTTCTCACTGACATCAGCGCGGCTGATCATCAGGTTCACGTCTTGATGGCACATCTGCATGAACATGGTGGCGTAGCCGAGGAAGGTGCGACGGCCGTCCTTGCTGTGCTCGTTGAAGCCCTCAGCGTTTGCCATGTGCTGGAGGGTCTTGCTGAACAGGAATTTTGAGTAGTCGTCTGCGAAAGTAATCATGGTCTTCGGTCCTTTTGGTCATTGTTCCACTATTGCACATTTGTACATTTGTGCCTATAGTGAAAGCTCTTCGTTGTGATTCTTGCTTTAAACATTTCTCCATTCGGATGGGCTGGCCAGCCCATCCGGCTTTTTCATGTCACTGCTGATCCAGATACTTCGCGGCTTCCTCAACCGATTCATCGCTGTCAGCATCAAAGTACGCGATGCTCCCATCCTCGTCACACAGGCCAAAATGCGTAGCTGTGTGGTCCTGCTTGAAATACTTGCGATACACCCTCTGAGCCTCTTTCACGGCCTCTGCTGGAGTATCGGCTTCAACATCAATTTCCCACCGCAGTGCGTAATTCGCCATCAGTCGCTCTCCCTCAGTTCTGCAAATCCTACTTTCTGGCCGTTGTAGTCGAACAGCTTGCAGTGTTCGTCGAACTCCTCGCGCTGCATCTTCCTGCCCAGCTGGACCAGGATGCGCCCGATCTCGTAGTGCTCGTTGTCGTCAAACGCAGCGTTGCCGGTCTCAATTTGTACTTTGAAATATGCCATGGTCATTGGTCCTTTTTGGTTAGGTGCCCCCGGCACTTTGCCGGGGAGCGTTGGTTAATCAGAAGTTGTAGGGATCGCACAGGGCTTCGTTGAGCCGCTTGTACACATACTCGGCATCCTGCTTGGTGCGGAAGTCCGCAATGGCAGCGCACTCGCCGTCTACCTTGTAGGCGTAGATGGTGAACAGGAACTCGTGAATTGCGCCCTCGTTATGGAGTCGATTCAGGTCAACGTCGTCGGCTCGCTCGATGTAGGTCTCGTCGCCGTCGATGATCTCCACACACGCAGCCGTGTCGAACCGGCTATACTCATCCTTGTACCCAAGATCGCGGTGCCAGTTGAGACCTTCACCCGGAATTTTGGCTTCCCTGCGAGCCCGTTTCAGGTGCTCGTCGATGTCCTGCTCACTGAACAAAGTGTTCGGCACCTCACCATCGGCGTAGGCGGCGAACACCTGCTCCCGGGTAATCCATGTGGACTTGTCCCGAGCATCCACCAAGCGGCAGGCGCAGATGTGCTTGCCCTGATGAGTGACGCAGGCATGTTGGGTGGTATAGCTACCTGTCCAGTATTCGGACATCAGGAATGTCTCGAACCCTTCCCGATTTGTCCACTTCTGAGGCGGCAGAACCTCCAGTGCGTCCATGAATTCCAGGTAGGTCTCCATGTGCAGCTCTGCATTGCCCAGCAGGTGTTCCCGCTCCATCTTGTACCACTGCTCGATAGTTACGGCCTGCAGGGTGTCCGAGGTGTCACGCAGCGGCGCATTGAACTGCTTCTGCCATGCCTCTGGCGTCCAAGTCTTGCAGGTGTCCCGGTATTCCTCTTGCAGTTTGGCCTTCAGGCTGGACAACAGCTGCGGAAGCTGGGATTCAGTGGTCTCGCGGATGGTGTAGACCCGAGGCATTGCGCCGGGCTTGGCGAATTTGTCCTCGTAGAGGATGGCCCATTCCTGCACCTTCTCAACCTGGGTGATGCAATACTCCACTGTGTAATCCATTTCTTTGGTGTTGGGGCCGGCATAGGCGCTGTTGTGGATCACCCGCACTGTACGGGCCTCCTGATCAATGTCGAGGACCAAGGCCAGGCCGTCCGGGGTCAGAACGTGATCTTCCAAGGCGATGTTGTTCGGGTTGAAATCGGTCATTGTCATTTCCTTTTGGTTGTTTTCTGCCAAAAGCAGATGTTTGTTTTTCTGCCAAAAGCAGATGGTTAAAGTGTTGCACTGATGTACATTTGTACATTATGATTGGCTTTCACGTGTGGTAACCGTGTACTCGGTTAGGTGGTCTGGTCTGCCATCTACCACCCTGACCGCTCAGGCGGTCAGGGCTCCTATCCCTCAGCTTGCTTCCCGTCTTGCGTCTATCTGGTTCACCAGCTCCACAAATGCCTCCGGTGCGTTGTTCCAGACGACATTGTGTATATCGCCGTTCGACTCCATGGCGCTGATGATTTCCGCCTCTGTCCAGTTCATGCCCTTGTCGATGAGGTCAAAAGACCGCATCCACGCCTCGCACAGCAGCTCCAGCTTGGCCGGCCCCCAGTCGTTGTACTGGGTCAAGTCCCAGTCGCTGGAGCGAACGTCGTTGGAGTAGAACGGGGCGAAGCCTGGGCGAGGTGACAGGCGCTCTTTGATCAGCGCCGCCCACACCTTCTGGTCCATGGTTTTGGTCATGTGCCGGATGGTTTCCTCCGGCACCTTGACGAATATGCGGTCTGTCTCGAAGTTGTACTCACGAGGGGACCACAACTCAGCGAACTCGGCCTTGGTGTCAAAGTCGGTCTCGTTCTGGATGTATTCCACCCACCGGAGGACGTAGGCTTTGGCATAATCGCACAGCATTTCGTTGGTGTAGTGAAAGGCGTTCATCGCTTCCACAGCCAATGCGTCATCCTCGTCAAAGTGGCCCGAGTCACCTGCAACAGACTGCGCCACCTCGTCGTCGATAGCCGCACCGTGCAGAGTCTCGTAGAACCCGGTGAAGGTCGGGATTGCCATAGTCAGTTTCATACTCCCCTCCCCAGCAGCAGGTTGCGGGTATCTTTCATCTGTTCGTTGTAGTCCTGCCCAGCGATCATCACCCACTTGGTTGAGCCGTCCGAGAACTCCTCTTTGATCACCCGTTCAAAAAGGGCGGAGGCCGGCTGGCACATGATGTAGTTGAGGCGACCCATGATGTCGTCCTTGGTCTTGCGGCGGCAGCGGTGGGTCAGCAGCGTGTAAATCTGCTGCTTGTCGTCTTCAGTCAGCTCGTACTCGCCCTGAATGGCGGTGTAGAGGGAGATTTGTTTCTTCATGGTCTTGGTCCTTTTGGTTAGGTCAATCCAGGCTCTCGCCTGAGTTCAATCGGTGAGCCACCTCGTGGGCCAGGGCTACTTGCTGGTCAAACACAAAGCCCTTCAGCGGCCAGTTGCATGGACCGCCGTTGTGGCTGATCAACAACTTTTTGTCATCGAATCCGCCCCAACTTCTTTTCCCTTGGAGGTTATTTACGTGCACTACGGATATTTCCCAGGTCTCGCTGCACCTTCCACCGAGAACCTGTACTTCCCATTGCAAGCGCCTTGCCATCAGCAGGCGCTCAGTTCGTAGATCGTATGGCCATTACGCTTGGCCCAGGCAGTTAAGTGCTCTACTACCTGAGTCCAGTTGGCCGGCATACCTTCGTGTGGCCAGCCGTCGCCGGCCCACACCTCATCCATCTCGGTGCCGCTGGCCCAGTCGCCAACGATGAGGCAGTTGCTGTCCAAGATGCCTACCTCTTTCGCCAAGTGGCCGTAGTTCGGCCACAGGTCACGAGGATGCTGGTCTGGCCTCATGTGGGTGGGCCAGAGGTATAGTCGGCATTGAATGTTGCCGGGGTGTACTTCGAGGGTGACTGGCTTTTTCATGCCACCTCCTCCTCTGCATCCCCATTGAGACGAATGTTGAGGTGGTCGCAATAGATCGACTCCTCCGTCTCGTCCACATTGAGCAGGCCGACTACACGCCAGCCAGTGGATGCTCCGTTCTGGAAGTCCCAGACGACATTGCGGAACTCAGCCCGGACGGCTGCGAAGGACAAGATGCCTCCGTCCTGAGTGACGAAAGCGAGGCGGTACCCACCTGGCCAGGAGAACTCACCGGCACGAATGGTGGCCTTTAGCCGGGCCAGTGTAGTGATGTCGTTGAAGTGGTACTGGAACTTCTCACGCAGCGGCGGCATTACGCTCCAGATGGGTTTGCGGGTGTCGTACAGGTCACCAGATGCGGTGACGAACAGGTGGTCTGGTCTCATGGTCTTGGTCCTTTTGGTTAGGGTTAAAACCCCGGGGTCAGCCGGGGCGCGGCGGACTTATTTGCTCTCAATCGCCAGCAGATCGTCCTTGGTAATGCCCAAGGCGGCCAGGATACCCTGCTGAGAACGCTCACGCTGTTTCTCCTGCAGCTGCTTGTAGAGCTTCTCAGTCCGTTCCACCATCTTGTCACGAAGGCTTGTGTCGATGAGCTGGAACGCCCACTTCCACTCCGTATCGCGGCTCAGGTCGATGTCCGGGGTTTCGTCAACGGAGATGACCTGTGCAATCGCCAGGCTGTTTTTCTTGGTGCCCTCACGCACCACCCACACACCTTTCTCGATGTCCGCCTCTGTCAGGTGTTTCACGACTTCACGAGGGATCAGGTAGGTGTACGTCTGAGGATTGGTGTCTGTTCCCATGGCCACCTTGATGGTGGTCACATCTTCCAGAACGATTGCTGCTGCGGCTTTCAGGTTCATGCTCATGGTCTTTTTTCCTTTCTGGTTGGTCTCTTGGTCAAATTCTTCCGGCGCGGTGTAGGTCTCACTGGTTTCCGGGTCGAACAGGGCGAAGATCGGGGTGTGAAAACACTGCTCGTTGGATGACATCTGCAGTAGTTCTGGCGGCAAATTGGCTATTGAGTACCTTATCGTTTCAGGTAACTTGCCATTGTTGTCTGGCCAGTAATCCTCAAGGGGTATTACGCGGATTAACGTGGTTTTCCCCTGCCCACGTACTTGCTGCAACACGTCATCCACCAAGAACACGGCGCCATTTCGGCCGTTGTTACCTTGGTGGATGATGAAGCGGTCTCTGAGCCAGTCTATGGCTCCTGGTTTAAGTTTCATGGTCGTTTCCTTTTGGTCAGGAAGGGTGGCGAGCCTCAGCCCACCAAGCTCTCGGGGTTCACTCGCGCACCTTTCTCAATCAGGCGCTGCAACCGTTCATGCGCTGCAGCGAAGAGGGCCGCGCCTCGGATATCGCCCAGCTCCTTGTAGCGGCGAGCTGACCGGGCATAGCCTGTGATCTGCTCATCGAAAAACAAGCGGTGACGGCGGGCCTGGCCCTTCACCATGATGAGCAGAGTTTCGGGCTTTTTGGCCCTAGAAAGGAGCACTCGGTAGTCAGATTCGAGAGTAGCCGCTAATTGTTCATTCATTATATTTGTACCTTATGGTCAAACTGTTCTTTTTGTGCAAATGTACATTGTCACGCCGTACAAAGTCCAGCAAGAATGTCATTTTCATGCCCCTTAAACACCTTCTGGTGAGGAGGCAACTTCTTGCGCAGCTTGATCTGCTCCGGCCGATAACCGAGGCTGAGTAGCTTGCGCCACGCCAGCCAGTGGAAGGCTTTCACCTCTTCATACTTGAAGCCCCGAGTTTGATCCCGGTACCACGTGAAGTGGCCAGACTGGTAGACCACCTCTTCCTCTTGGGCCTTTCTCGGGTCCATCGGCCACTTGTCCAGCGTGATCACGCCGAGGTAAGGGTAGTGGCTGGGTGAGTCACTGCGGGCCAGCACAGCGTATGGCTGGCCCGTCTTGGTTGAGATTCGGTAGACCACAGTGACTGAATCATTTGGGTTTGGCATCACTCAATCTCCTGCAACATGCTGATGGCGGCAGAGGCGTTGCGCTTCATCTCGCTGATCTGCTCCTTGAGTTCATCCACCTTCTCTGCCTGAGACTGCTCAGCATCCCGAGCTTCACGTAGAGCCCTCTGGAGACTCATATACGGAGTGGATACGCCGTTGCCCCACTCAGCTGTATGACAGCTGCAGGAGGCGAAAGGCTCGTCCTCGTGGTGCTCATACATGTCGCCACATTCGGTACAGACGCCATGCTTGGCGAGCAGGTCGCCGTATCTGTAACGCTCCTTACGCAGATTGTCCTCGATGTCGGAGGAGATGGCGGAGGTGTTCTTCAGTTTGGCCAGTTCGGTTTCAGCGGCCTCTGCTCGGGCAACCCATATCTGCATGATCTTCGACCATTCCTCATCTGAATCCCGCTCCTCAGTGAACGGCAACAGCGAGTCTGCCTCCGGGTCAAATCCGTGTCCGTCCAGAACCTTGGTCACCAGATCGAGCACCTTAACCGGTGCATCCAGGGCGCCCAGCACTTGGTATAGCTCGGACAGAAGGGTCTCTAGATTGTCTACCTTGGCCGCGCACTTATCTCGCTCCTTGGCGCAGAAGGTTGCTTTGTCTTCAGCGGCGTTGAGCTGTATGCGCATCCGCTCGATCTGATCCTCCATCGTATCGCTAATTTCCACAGCTTTAGCCAGTTCAGCTTCAGCAGCTTCCGCTTTGGCTCGCCAATCGGTTCCGTACCCGTCGATCTGCTTCCTGATCCGCGCCGTGGCCCCGGCCAACTGGCTTTTCAGGCGACGATTCTCCTCGGCCAGGTCACCTTGGAAGGCAGGTGAGGGAGGCCGGGCGTTCAGTATCGCAATCCGGTTCTCCAGTTCCTCATTCACCTCCTCAGAGTTGGCCAGCAGTTTATTGGCATCATGTAACTTGCCCTGCAGCTCCTTCACCCACTGATCCCGAGCGACTAGGATGGTCTTGATCTCCTGATCCTTGCTGGCAATTACATCGGACAGCTCCCGGCTCAGACGGGCCAGCTCCTCGGCTGTCAGGGACTGCTCCAGCTCTGTCACCCTGGTCAGCGCACCTTGGTAATCCGCCTCCAGCTTCTTTATGGTCTCGCGGAGCTGGGGAATCTGCCACGTCATCTCCCGCATCGAATTCCGGTAGTTGCAGAACATAGAAGAGGTTGCTTTGAGCTGGAGTTCGGCTTGCAGCAGTTCGGACAGGCGACATTTTGGGACGTGGTGCTTCTGGAGGTCCTCAAGGGCATAGGAGTCAACGATGGTCAAGCGCCCGCTTGCAAGTTTATACAGGTCAATGGTGAAGTAATCGTCACCTTTGTGCCGGACGTCCTCTTCGTTGTACTCAGTCAAGTCGATATAAGTGGCGTCTGGCCATACGCAGAGATGGGTCATGGTTTTGGTCCTTGCTCCGCAGTGCGGAGAATTTTGGTTAGGGGGATGGGTTTTCACTCTGCAGCTTCGAGTGCCTCGATGGCCTTCACGTTGGCCTTAAAAGCCTTCTTGGCTCGCTTGTTCGCGGTCTTGAAGTCCACACCTCTTGCGACCGCGAGGTGTCGCAGATCGGTTAAGATGTACTCGAACGACTTTTCATCGTCGTTGTTGGTGTATGTGTTCAAGTATTTAGCCAGTACGCCGGCCAGTCGATTCGCTCTGTTTGGGCTGTAGTTTTTCATTCTGCGGTTTCCTTTTGGTTGCAGTAGTTTGGGCAATTACAGTTGTTGGATGCCGCCACGCGGGCCGGTGCTGTAAGCCCGGTCAGGCAGGCAATCACAGGGGAACATGCCTTCCGGTTTGCCGAAGAACACCAGCATCTCGCTTGGCCCTTCAGCAAACGAGCTTACATCGTCATGCTGACGCAGTAGGCTGCGCTTGGCCTCAGATATTGAGTGGAACTCCTCATAGTCATCCGGCATGGGGCTGGCACACCCGGCCAGGTAGAACTGGGCGTAGCATTTCATTGGTCGTAATTCCTTTTGGTTGAGGGGAGCCTTTTGGCTAGTAGAAGCCCAGGGTGCATTCACGGTCGTCAATCACCCAGTGCGGCACCTCGACACTGGCTCTGATCATGCCGTCAGCAGTGGCCCCGCAAGTGCCCCAACGCTTGAACAGGCGGGCCTTAGTGCCGTCCCGGCGTATCTGCGGGGTGTCGGTGGGTACGGCGTGGAAGTACCCACCGGACACTGAGGTTTGCAGTTTGCCGCCACGCACCTCTACAAACGGGATGTAAGGGTTGGTACACACGGCTAAGTGTGGCACCTGTAGGTGTTCGTCGGCGTGTGCGGTGACAATAGCCTCGCTGTATATGCGGCAGCCTTCCTCGTCCCGCTTATCGTCGTAGAACAGAGGTTCGCCAGTGGGGTTTGCGATCACCTTGACGGAGTGCATCAGAGTCGGAGTGGAGGCGTCCATCTCCTTGGCGAAGTACGCCTCCAGCTCGGCCTTGTACTGCTGGTACAGGGCGAAATCACCTTCCCAGTCGCCGTGTGCAGCGCAGTGTGAGAGGTTCAGGAGGAAGAATTCCGCCTCCTCAACGGAGAGGGCTTCGTACTTGGCCTCTGCGGCGTCGATGCTCATCCGGCGCTGGAACAGGCCAACAAGCAAAATTTCAATATGGGTTGGGTTCATTGGTCGTTTCCTTTTGGTTGAAGATTGGTAGAAAACCCGGCCACCTTATGGAGCCGGGCAGATGCTAATTACCAAGGCCATTCATTGTCTACGACGGCCTGCATAACCCAGCAGACTGCGAAGGCTGTGCTAAAAATGACCATTGCGAAGGCCACTGCTATCAGCCACATAGGGAAGAGTATGGTCAGTGTGATCAGGAATATGAGGGCGGCTGCGCTAAACACCATGCGGGGCGTGAGGTTGGGGAATTCGTTATTCATTGATACCCCTCCTCGGCCTGTTCCGCATTACACCGGCAGAGTGTGCCGTGAGCACCACATTCCAGTTCACAGTCTTCGTTTGGTGACTCCTCCTTGTTAGCTTGGTGGCTTAGTTCATCTACACGCTTATGCATAAAATCAGTCAACATCCAGTCGATTCCCTGCCAGTCTGTGTAATCGCGCACAAACTGCTTAATCACCTCGGCATCGTGGGTGGCTAGGCACTGTGACGGCGCAGCATCAAACGCAGCGAGCCATTCACAAAATATGCCTTCGCCCACGAGATCACTCCATTCAGCCACTTCGCCGTTCAGGTGCAGCCCAGCGACACCGAAGCTGTGATCTACCAGTTCAGTTAACGCCTGCTTCATACTGTTAACTTGCGCCTTCAACTGATCGCGCTTTTGTCTAACCGAGTCCAGCGTTTTACCTCGCTGATAAAAAGCATACTGTTTATCAGCGAGCTGCATTTTCAACGCATCAATCTGGCGGTGTAGTTGCTCGACTTCTTGCTCCGTAGCGACCAGCCTGCGAGACAGCCAGCGGATGCGCTGTTTTGCCGCAGTCAGCAGCGTGATCGAAGAGGACTCACCGGACATAACGGCCGCAAGGTCGAGTTCTCTGTGATTATGTGCAAACACGGCGTTGGCCAGCTGATCATCACTCAGGTGCCCGAGTGCCAGCGCCTCTCGTTCACAACTGTAACGGTCTCCATGCGGGTCGTCTTGACCTGCTTCTCGCCATTCGGCGCTTGGTGTTTTGTTCGTAGTCACGATTTTGTCTCCAACTCACTATCCAAAGGCACCACACAGCCCGGCTCCGGTGCCTCACAAGGCATCCAAGCCGAGAAGTGCGCGTTGTCCACAAACACAAAGCATTTCCTGCTTGACAACTGGTAATACTGACCAAGCAGGTCTTTGTGAGTGGCACCTGCCTGTATCATTGTTAAGTCCATTGAGACCGTCATTTCTCATCCTCCGTTACATTGTCACTCTGGGAAGGAGAAGGGGAAGGGGAAGGATCGGAGGAAGGAGAAGACTGGGGTTCTTCATCCTTCTCCCAAAACGGCTTGTACTCCTCCTTGCTCGGGAGCCGGAACCGCTCACCCTCAGGCGTCTGGGGGATGAAGAATCCCTCATCCTCGTCATCCTCTGAGGAGGCTAGGGCATCCAGCAGCGATACAGCAGGTTCATCATCGTCCTCGTCAGGGTCGTAACCATGCAAGTCAGACGGCCGCACCACCTCAGGATCGTTACGGTTCTCGATCCGCTTGATCTCCCTGTCGGAGAGGGGGTTGGTGGCGTAGTTATTCGGTGCACCTATGATCATTTCGTAGAAGGCCGACAGCTCCTCCACCGGGATTTCACCGCGCTCAAGTTTGGTGTGATCTATGCCCGTCAGCTTGTCCGCCACCCGCTTCATCTCGCTGTATCGGGATGCCTTGCTTGATGACAGTGTTTTAGTGAAGTCCATATACCGCCTGAAGAACGCATCGTCATACACCGATGGGCTGATATTCGTGACGTTGCAGATGTTCTGCTTCACCGACATGATCGTATTGTCGGAGGCAAACCGGCGGCGATAAATCACAGACGCTTCCATCAGCCACAGCAGTAAGCAATGGATCGGTACGTGGAAATACACCGACAGTGCCAGAAGCTGGCCACCTGTCCACTTCAGTGTGATCTCGCTGGCGATTGAGTAGCAGAAGAGGTCGTTCAGCATGATCTCGTCCACCTCACCAAACGCGGGTGTGAAGGTAGTGACGTACTTCTTAAACTCGTCATAACGCCGTTTCAACTCCGGAGTGAAAGTGGACTTCACCGTACAAGGGAAGGGGCCGGATAGGAGCCGGGAGGCAAAATCCTGCTGAAGTGAAGCGATGTCGAACTGACCGAACTGGTACAGTTCGTCGGGCAGCTTCCTCGCCTTGTCGTGGGCCAGGGAGTATTCCCACTCTATGTTGGATGAGGCACCCAGTGCGAGAGAAGCCACTACACTGGCCACCTTTGCCATCTCGTGGCCGGGGGTGAAGTTCGTAGCAATGCGCTGGTTCTTCATCGTGGACATCGTGGTGTGTGATGTCCGAGCACTGTACAGGCCCATCAGCGGGGTGTAGTGCTCCTGTTCCTTGTACTTCTGGGTGTACCGCTTGAGCAGGAACTTTGAAAATTCCACTACAACTTTCGGGTTCGCAGCTTTCAACAGGTCGTAGGGTGATACCGACCTGTCCCACGCACCCATCTCGTGCAGCTCCTCATACGTAGGGTACACATGCTGCAGTGGGTATATGATCTGGTCCTGTAGCTCTGGCTTGGCCAGGATAACCGGCACCCACCGATCCATCAGCTCAGTCTTGATCGGGTCCGGTCCCATTCGAGGTCGGCTGCTTGCGAAGAATGAGTTGATTGCATCACCGACCTGCTGCCACAAGGGATAGGTCGTATCGTGCTTTGGCGCTGCAGGGTTGATGCCTGTCGCCGCGAACGCATCCAGAAACTTGACCAGCTTGGTCGTGCTGGGTATGCCGCTCTGGTAGGCCATGCGGTAGAGGGTGGAGCGGCCAACCGGCCACTTCAGCTCATTCAGGTCGGTGAGTGCAAGGTGTGCCATGTCAGCCAAAAAGCTGCCTGACAGTATGTATCCGTGGTTCATGGTCGTGGTCCTTGGTTAGGTCGTGGTTGGGTCGGCTGCAGGGTTTTGATGCAGTTAACCGGTGTGCAAATGTACCTAATGTACATACCACTGTAAATAATTTTGGAGAAGATTAAACGGAAATGTGAATCGGGCTCTGGTGTGGAGCAGGATCGAGGCAAGGTTGAGCTAGATTTCTAAACTGTGGATCACCTTTGTAAATCTGGACATAGCTTAAAATAAGCTGGATGCTGAGAGTGGTTCCTATTTGGGCGAGTACATGTCCACATTAAAAGATCTGAACCAAGGTTCTAGCGGTTCAGAAGGTTTGGTATTAGGTTTAATAATTCTGGAAATCCACGGATATTTTATGGGGGGGCTGGGATTTTCAATGTCATTTGAGATTATTTGATTTTCCAGAATAGGGTTAATGTAATCCGGGTCTACCTCGATCTAGGTGATGGACTCAGTGATGGCGCGGGTTGCAGCTTAGGTGACGTTGGCAGTTTGGGTGATTCTGAGTTGGTTTGTCCCAAAATCATAGAGTAAAACGTCGAAAATTCACGTCTGGGGCAGGCGGTGAGCGCGAGGCCCAAAAGTGCAAACATGGTGAACCAAACGTGGACTGGAGAGGCCAGGAAAGTCCAGTCGTGACAAAAAGTGAAGAAAGTAAATAATCCTGGACGGACCACTATAATATAATATAAAAATATTTTTCTTCTTATATTTATATATATACCTATAGGGACCCCTCTCACCCTCTTTGCCCTTTACCTACTGCCACTTCGTTCAATCCACCCGCGCCTTTTCACTTTTACCACGCTGCGCTATGCACCACTGCAGCGAACGGTCAGGGCGGGTCAGGCGGAGGTCAGCGGCCAGCCAGCTCAGGCATCATGCGGCCTGTAGCCCGATTCGCTGGCCCACCTATAGGGCTTATTGGCCTTGGTTTGGGGCTAGACGAGGGCGGAGGGTGTACCCACATTGTGGGTACACCCAAGACCAACCTGATATGCAGTTCGTGCATATCAGGTCCGAGAACGGGTCTGAAAGCGTCAAAAAGTACATCATTACTAATGATACCCTGCCGGAAACTCAGCAACCATGCGGGTTCCAGCGAGGGGGGGGGCGAATCGACGGACCCTTGCTGCAAAGGGGTGCCGTAGCGGCACACCCTTGGAGGCTAATCTGCCGCCTACTCAACTATTGACACAGGCAATGCACAAAAGTACATTTGTACCTGTTCCCGCTTGACCTCACACCCAAACGAGAACCTCAGATGACCTGACCAAAAGACCATCTGCAGTACCAATATGGACGAAAGCAGTCGGAGTTACCTGTCTCCGGTGTGAGCTGCGAGTAGTCCTCCATCCTCAAACAGGAACATCAATATGAACGATCAAAACCCTCTCGACTTCGTAGCCCAGAACTCCCTCGTCAGCGAGGAATCCTTTGAAGGCCACACGCTGCGAACTGTCTACCATGAAAACGAATATTGGTTCGTCGCAAATGACGTTGCAGCCGCCCTTGGTTATAACGAGCCGTCTAAAGCCATCAAAAGATTCTGCAAAGGGGTCGCGCAACACTGCCCAATCCAGACAAAGGGTGGCGTACAAGAGATGCGCATCATCAACAAGCCAGACCTCTACCGACTGGTACTGAAGTCCGAGGCCAAAGGCGCAGAGCGATTCCAAGATTGGATTGTAGAAGACTTGCTGCCCACGTTGGAGAGGGAAGGCTCCTACCACATGGCACTCAAAGACGTGCCGAAGGAGCCGTGGACGCTGGAAGAGATCGAAGTGCTGGTGGATAGGCACCTGCCCCCGATTGCGCCACCTGCCCCACCGAAGGGCGATGACGCGCTGTTCAACCTGCTGCCGACACGACCTACAGCCCACCAGAAGCGTGAGGATGCACGAGCAGATGCCAGAGCGAGGCTCCAGGCGATTCGCGCCGGATACGGGGTGCTACGCGCTCGGTACCCTCACTTTGAGAGTGCCGTCAAGCAGGCCACCTTGCTGGGCAGCCAGAAGTACATCGAGCAGGCTGAACAGTTGCAGGAAGAATCACGCGAATTCGGTAACTGGGCATGGACTGAGTGCCTGAGACTGAATCTTGGCCCAGAGGATATTCCTTCTGTACGTAACCCCTCAGATGTATTCTGGAGAATCGACTTCGCTGAGCTTTTCAAGGCCCAGTTCAAGGCCGATTGGCAGAAGTACGTGATCGAGGAGGGCGCTTCCCGGAAGGCGTTTGAACCTGCCGAGGACATCCGGTACCTATTCAAGTTCAAATAACTGCCCACCTTGGTGGCCGGGCACGATTAGCCTGGCCACCTATACAGGCCAGTGGCCTGCAACACGATTAGCCTGGCCACCTATACAGGCCAGTGGCCTGCAACACGATTCGCCTGGCCACCTATACAGGCCAGTGGCCTCAAGCCGCCCACTGCCCTCCGTCAGCGTCATTGGCAGCGTCCAGGCACCTCTGCACATAGTTGCAGATGGCCCGGATGAGCTGGCCCACAGTGGGGTTGATGAGGCGCTGGACGAACTGCGGAGGACAGTCAAAGCCTAGGCCACCTATACGGATCACTATCTGGGTCTCCCAGGGTGTCTCAGTCACGCAGACGGTGATCGGCCCTGCACCACTGTCGATGCGGATCAACTGGCAGTGTTTGTGGGCCTGCCCCTTGCCGTGCCGGACTTCTCGGACAGATACGCCGGGTACGTCGGGGACGCCCACAGCGGTGTCCACAGTGGCGTCCATCAACTGCGGGACGTAGACCTGTAGGGCAGGGAGGTCGGCTTTGGTGTAGCGGCTGAACAGGGTGTTGCTGTTGGAATTGATTGTAGTTTCCATTATTGGAATCTCCGATTTCAAACATTTCAGATATGAAAAAGCCCCGACCACTGCCCCAAAGCTGGTCAGGCTCGGGATGGGACAGGCGGACGGGGCACACACAGGTCGTTTTACCCTCTGGGAGGGCTGGTCTTTTGGTTGTGTGTTCGGAGGTACAGGAGGAACGAGTTTGGGGGCTGGAGGGCCGGTCAATGCCACTTGAGTTCGTCCAGACGACGACGCCAGTACCGTATGGCGGACTGATCACCGGCTTTTATGGCCTGATTAAGGTTGCGGGTAGCCTCATCCTTGCAGCCCTCGGACTTCATCTGCCTTAGGGCCAGGGCGAGTTCACGTTCCTTTTTCTTGCCTGCACGGTACTTGCGCAGGGCACGACGCTGGTGCGGCGTCAGGTCAGCCCAGAGGAGTCCGTAACGGGGTTCGGGGTTGGCTGGCTGGACGGCCCTACATTCATCCGGGCGCAACTTGCCCATGGTTTTGACCTCGATCTTGCCGGAGCGATACTGCTCATGGGTGATGTAGCCCCGCTCAAGACTTTGGCGCAGGTGACGCTGCACCGAGTTCAGGCCCAGCCGTTCACGCCCAGAATCCGGGCACAGAGCCGCTCTCAGGCTCAACAACTGCGCACGGTCGAGCTTGGCGCGTCTCTTTTCAGCTGTAGTGGCGACTGAGTAGGCCATCACTGCACCTCCCACAGGCGGGCTTCTGACTCGTCCCAGTCAACCACTGCGGCGGTTACGGCCACGGGCAGGTCATCATACATGGGGATATAATCTTCAAAGTCGATATAAGGCGTATCTGCGAGGAGTCGGTGGGCCAGCTGAGTGAAGCTATCGGCGGTCACTTTGGTGCCGTTGTAACGGGTAATTATATGGGCCATAGTATTAGTCCTTTTGGTTATTTATATTCTGGTAATGCCTTTCATTCAGGCATTAAAAAGCCCGCGTAAATTGACGTTTACGCGGGCTTTTTAATGGCCAATGGGCCATCGTTTGGGCACAAAAAAGCCCCAGAATGCGGGCATTCTGGGGCTTTTGGTGGCGGTTTACGCTTGTTTTGCGTCCTGATCGCCGCGCAAATTCGCGGTTTTTTGCTCCTCGCTGGTCAATTCGGTATCTGCAACTGTAACCCGAGAGCCGTTGCTATCAACTGCCAATATACCGGCTTGCTTGGCTAGAAAATGTACCAGTGCAAGCATAGATTCTTGCGCCTCTTTTTCGGCGTCAGTCTTGGCCTTCATTTTAAGGGTAACAAGCGCCGATTTTTTGAAGGTCTCAATTCGCGCCTTTGTCAGGGGCTTAATCGCTTTCCCCTTTCCGGCTCCCTCTTTGGGAACGTCAGGCTTGCCATTGTCGCCACTGGCTACCGGCTCAACTGTCAGAGAATCAGCGTCAATTACACTGTCGGCGGCTTTATTGGCTGCAATGGTATCAGGATGCAGCCAATCCCGATAATCCGCCATTTTTTCGTACCCTTCCACTAGAGTACGCTTTTCCTCGCTGATCGCTTTTGACCGGCCTTTCACTCGCACTGTCTTGAATCTGAATTCTGCTTTTTCTTGGTCAAAAGTTAGGTAATTTGCCGCATTAAACTTGGCAAACTCAAGTATGCTTTTTTGTGCGCTGGTCAGCTGCTTTGACTGGCCAGCGAACGCGCTAAAAATGACGTTCAAAGCGGTTACGTCATTATGCGGTGCCGCAGTGAAGAAAAGGGCTTGGCTAACGGCCAAGTGCAATTCCTCCTTTACTTTCGCAAGGCTAGTGGCGCGGCCTTTCACGAACCGTTTCAGTTGAGTGGCAGAGGTATATTCTTTAACGATAATTGAATTAGTCATGATGATTATTCCTTTTGTATATTGATTTGGTTGGTTAATATGCCGACTTGTTAAAGATGGGATAAATGCTCAATTTATCCGGTGAACGCTTAATAATGGCAATCGACCCACGCTACCGCATTGAATAACAACGCAGCGCATAAGCTGTGATTTTTAGGCGCAACTTCCCCGGTCCAATTTTGGCGTTATTTGGAAGAAGCCCCTACACTAAAAAGCGTCCAATTTTTTAAAGAGCGAGGCAAAGGCCGGAGCCGGTGCCGGTGCCGGTGACTGTTCGAGGTAGTCAACCTTTACGCTGTTAATATTAGTTGATTGGCCCGTGACGGTCTAATTGATCGTATCAATAGGTAAAGGTGGTTTCGATAAAGTTTAGCTATAGAAAGGACATATTCGTTAAAGTTATAGCAACCCATACCCTTAGTTTATTTTGGAATAATCCTGGGCGACCGCCAGAAGGTCCCAGTACAAAATTTTCTCCAAATCCAAATTCCCAACCACCATTACAACGTAATATCCCACCCATATTGACCCTCTCTCCCAAACCATCAATAATCAAATCAACCAGAAGCTATTAGGTATTAGCACCATGAACGACCAAATCATCACACCAGACAGCCCCAGCCACATCGAGATTGTAAATCTACGCCGCCAAGTGCAGCAGCATTTCAAACTTCGTAGTGACCTGGCAGGTAAAACTCTGTGTGCCGAGTCGGTGTACGTGCATGTGAATACCTGGAAGAAGTGGGAGGCTGATGAGATGCCACCACACCCTGCCTTCTGGGAACTCGCCAACATCAAACTGACACAGCTCCTGAATCACGAAGAACCTCTGTACAGTCAGTGGCTACCCCGCATTCAGGAACTGCAAACACGCAAGGCTCCGAGCCAGGAAGCCAAAGCTGCTGCCCAGGCCCGTAAGGAAGCCCGAAAAGCAGCTGGGTTCTGACTGTTAAACTCAGCAATCTGCAAAGGAACGCAACAAATGGACTATTTTCAGATCGACTTATCCTCTCACGACCACCGGCAGCTAGACTCAGCAACCTCCGCTGTGGCTTCCAGCCTTTTTGAGAAGTGGGACAACATTAGAGGACCTATACCTCTGCCGAAAGATGCCTCCATCGAGCCACCGCTGCATAGCCGAAGAATCCGACTTGTAATAGGCGATGTAAAAGAACTGCACGAGGTCAGGGGAATCTTGGCAGGTCTTAGTGGAATGGAGCTTCCCACCGATGTGTCCGTGTCAGTTAAAGACCACTGCAAAATCAGCTCTCCTACAAACGGGCGCAAGAGTGGGTCCAGACATCTTGGACTAGGAGGTACGGACAACGCCAAACCAAGAGTAGGTAATGACGCGTCGGAGAGGGCGTTCATCTCTGCAGTTGAGAAGCCACGGGACCATGGCGAGTTTGGCAGTGTGCCTTCATACGAAGGCGATGACGATTTTAAGTATTAAGGACCAATAACATGACCTCGCACATCAAAAAACTAGCCCTGGTCTCTTTTGTAGCGACATTAGCAGGGTGCTCAGGACAACCACTAACCGTGACGTACACTCCGAGCAGCACACTCACTGCTGAAGGTTCTATGGATGTTGGCAGTTTTTCGTACAGACCTTCTGAGATAAACCCAGACATCAGGCCCAATCAGATAAGAAATACAGCCATCGGCAGCATACTATTTGACGACAGCATAGCGAACTACTTCGAGAGGGCAGTGTTCACAGAAGCAAGATTCACTGGCATCAAAGTAGGCAAGTCCGATACCAAACTCACAGGGGAGATAAAGGAGTTTTTGGCGGATGACTTGGGCTATAGCGTAGACTGGACACTTGACGTGGAGTATACGGTGACCGAGAAAGACGGCACGGTGTGTTATTCCAGGTCTCATGATGTCAGGAAAACCACCAATAAATTCGTGAACATCATCGGCAGTTTGAACGAGGTTATGAGGCTTAATATCGAAAGAGTAATTTCTGATAAAAACTTCATAGATTGCATACAGCCAGAAGTGTAAGTAGCACCACCAACCAAAGGACCACAACGACCATGACCCCATTCCAAATCGACCCATTCCAAATCGACCCATTCCAAATCGACCCATTCCAAATCGACCCATTCCAAATCGACCACATGAACCTGACCAGACCCACTGCAAAAGAAGTCACCTCTCTGAGGAGGGCCCTACAGCAGCACTTCTGCATCAAAGATGCCCACGCTGCCAAGAAATTATGTGCCGACATAGCTGCAGTGACTCCAAACCTGTGGCGCCGATGGGAGCAGAACGCATCCCCAGGCATCGGAGCAGGCGTGGCTACTGACCAGGCTCAGAGTTAACGAACTGCTGACAGGGGATTCTGACTACTACACGCAGATGAAGCCCTACATCCGAGCTATTCGGCGGTCCTCAAGCGCCCGGCCCAACGCGCTGCTGGAAGGCATCCAACCGTCCTACGATTCTGTTGATTTCGCCTAGTTTGCAATGTACATTTGTACAAATGTACACTAAGTTCAGGCTAAATAGCCGTAAAACTCCCTAACCAAGGCCATTTTCCATGTCAAAACCACAAAATTCTACCCAAAAGCACACAAAATCCCATCAGGTCACCAATTTGATGGATACCTTCGGCATGAGCCGCACCCAGGCTACCAAAGTGCTGGATGCTGTTGTTAACGACATTGAGGCAGCTCTGCATAACGGTAAAGAAGTGCAGCTGTTCGGTGTTGGTACCCTGTACGTGAAGGACGTGGCATCCCGTCAGCGCGTTAACCCTGGTACTCGTGAGCTGTTCACCATGCCGGCGCACAAGCGCGTTGCGTTCCGCCAGTCCAAGGCTGGTCAGAAGCGCTTGAACGGCAACTGATCAGCATTGCTCCTGGGCCACGCCATACCATAATCCATCGCCCGGGAGCAGCCCACGCCATCAACAACGAGCAGACCCATGTCAGAAGCCAAATTCGACCTTCCTTCACGGGCCAGAATGCCCACAGCAGACCCTACCGTGCATTCGTTCAACTCTGCTGAGGAGATGGACATCGGTATTCGGTCGAAACCTGAGAATCCTGCCTTCTACAGCGAGAAGTTCTTCGATGAGACTTCCCTGGGCCAGGCGGTGACCGAAGTCATCCTCGGGTTGCAGAACAACATGGTCCCCAAGACCCACGTCCAGCAGCTGGCAATGAACTTGCCGCTGACAAGTAAGGACGATCAGGAGTTTGGGGTGACGTTCTCATTGCTGGCCGAAATCAACCAGCAGATGACGATCATCAAAGGACTGCGTAATCAGGTATTCACGCCGGCCGGTCAGATCAGGCCCGACTTCGATTTCAAGGATGCCAAGTACGTCCTGCAGGCGAATGATCAGATGCTCAAGACCTTGATGCAGAAGCACAAGGAGCTGGTCAACACAGAGCGATTCCAGAAGATCGAAGCCGCTGTACACGCTGCTATCGACAAACTGATGCCGACGCAGCGCGAACTGTTTGTGTCGGAGCTTAATAGGAATCTTGGGGAGGATACGCAATGACCCTGGCTCAATTTCCCCGGCAAGTGGAGGACACGCAATGACTTCCGTCAAGTGCCAGCATTACTCAAGTTTCGGGTACGCCTCAGGTATACCACCGTGGATCAAGTGCTCCTACTGCGATGACTTCCACTGCACCATCCACCACGAGCATGTGGCCGATTGCGACTGCCCGAGTATCGACGTGTGGCTTGATTACAACCTGGACCCGTATTCTCCTGTCGAGGAGTACCAGATACCACGCCTGCAGGCGATGCTGAGCCAGAACCCGGCCTGCGATCCATCCGAGGAAACTGACGACTCTGTTGCAGCCTTTGACCCCTCTGAGGAGCATTTCTGATGTACGGTGAACTTCAAGATTTGATGAACTCAGGCGGTTACAGTTTTGCAGAAGTGTGGCTCCTCGGCTTCGTCGCATTAATGTGGGAGTTCCCGTTTTTCTGGGCGGCATTTCTGAGTGCGGTGTTCGGACACTATGCCGTCCAGATGGTGAAGGTGTTGGTGACGTTGATCACCATTATGCCTATTGGCCGTCGGGGCGTGACAAGGTACAAGCAGTTCATGCTGATCTGGAGCTACGTCAGTGCTCAGCGCACGACCAGGATGCCGATAAGCACCATCACTCGCTCCCGTAAGGTATTCATCTTTGCACGCACGTTGATGAACCTGATGCCAGGGTATTGGAACGTGAGAGACGCTGACTTTGCCCAGCTGCATAAGCTGGTGGAGGGGTGGTGCCCATTTGGAGCGAAGGTGTGGCTGAACGGGGTGGCGATGAAAGTTACGTGGTACCCGAACTTCAACTGGGAACGTCGGGATGAGCATCTGACCATTTGAGGAGTCTCAAATCAATTCTGGGCTCCATAACCTTTCCACAACCTTTTTCCACAAATAAGTTGGCCCCACAGAGTTCCTTTTGTAGGACCCACAAATAAGTTGGCCCCACAGGCGACCAAACCTGTGGGGCCGTGAAAGTTGGGGACCAACCCAACTCCCTAACCAAAAGACCACTAGAACGACCAAGAACTAGCGGCAAAGCCAATATCGCACAATCAGCCTTTGCCATCAAGTTATTTGGTTAAACCATAAATAGGTAAAGGCAAAACTGATGGCAGATACCGTTACAGAAGGCTTCCTCACACGCATTAACTCCCGCGTGGACTCGATAGAAGGGCAGGCGAAGCACTCCGAGTGGGTGCAGAAGCACACCAGCATTGAGGGCCGGCCATTCAGCTTTCAGGACCACGAGATGCAGCAGGAGATATTCGACGATCCTGCCTCCCGTATCGCTGTCAAGAAGTGCTCACAGATCGGCCTGTCAGAGCTGCAGGTGCGAAAACTGCTGACCATTGCTGCCGTCGCCCGGTACGTCCGAGTGATCTACACACTGCCAACCCGGCAGTTCGCCATGCGATTCTCGAAAGACCGTATCGACTCGACCATTGCTCAGTCAGAGACCCTGAGCGGGATGTTGAAGCGCGGCGCTGATGCTGCAGAGCAGAAGATTTTCACCAACTCAAACGTCATCTATGTCACTGGTACCTTCGGTGACGTATCTGCGATCTCAGTACCTGCCACCTATGTCGTAAACGACGAGCTGGACTTCTCCAACCTCGAAGTCATCGGCAAGATGTCCTCGCGTCTGCGTCACGCCCCGATGAACAAGGATGGGTATCGAGGCTTCCACTACAAATTCAGCACTCCCACGCTGCCCAACTTCGGGGTGGCCGAGGCATTTGAATCCGGCAGTCAGGCGTACTACATGGTGCAGTGCGAGAAGTGCAATCACTATCAGGCACCGAGCTGGTACAAGGACTTTGTGATCCCTGGGTGGGACAACCCGCTCGATGAGTTGGATGGCCAGGTTGTCAGAATGCTCATGGACAGAGGACTGCACCAGAACGCCTACCTAAAGTGCGAGAAGTGCGGCCACGACCTGCAAAACTCCCTGCTTGACCCTGCCAAGCGGCAGTGGGTCCGAAAACACCCGGATCGGGTTGAGAGTTCCTACCAGATCAGTCCGTGGGATGTCCCAACCTACAACACTCCCAAGTCGATCCTGACGCAGTTTCCTGAATACGCCCGTACCATGGACTTCTACAACTTCGTACTCGGCCTTGAGTATGAGGACGCTGATTCGGTATTCATCACTGAGAACTTCAGGACCCAGGTGCAGGCGCAGTGGAAGGCATACATCGAGGATCAGGTAGAAGTCGGCGCCCTAATGCGGATCATCTTCTCCAATGCGGTTGCCGGGATGGACGTGGGCAAGATTTGCCACTTCACCGTGGCCATACCGCAGGGTAAGTCGATGCACATCGTCTATGCGGAGGAGATTCACCACACCCAGGCCAAGCCAGCCAAAAACAAGATCATGGCCAGGATCGCCTATTTTGGCGTCAGGACGTTCTGTATGGACGCCGGGCCAGACATCACACTGGTACGAGAACTCACGTCCTGGGGCTGGATGAATGGCGTGAACGCCTATGCGGTGGAGTACGTGAAGAAAGTAGGCCTGAAGACCTACGAACTGCCGGATGATCCTGCTTCCGAACCGGTGGCCAAGGTCAACAGGACCAACATGTTCTCTGACCTGATGAAGCTGCACAACACCGGTTACATCCAGTATCCGCGCCGGGATGCCGCGCCGATCATGGATGTGTTCAAGGAGCAGGTCACCAACGTCAAGAAAATCTCCCGCGAGGACGGCACCGGCGACATGGTCGAGGTCATCGTGAAAACCGGGCCGGACCACTTTGGCCACAGCCTCAACTACACCTACCTGGCGTACTTGATCGCATCAGAGGGTGGCAGGACCTCAGTGGTGGGGGCATTGCCCGGTGTCTCAGGGGTCAGGATGAAAGACCCAGGCCGCAAAGACGATGACGATTTGCGTGACCCATTTGCGGGGTACCGCCGACGCTAAAACATCCTTTGTCCAAATGTACATTTGACACTTAGGCACAAACAAATGTACATTTGGACATATGCCAACTAGCTTCTGACCAAAAGTGACCAACATGACCACACCTGTTAAAATGGATGTAATGCCGCACAAGGCATATTGCGCCCTGATCGGTAAGGGCGATCAGTACGTCAAAGGCAAGATCAAAGACGGCAAATGGGAGGAGGGGGTTCAGTTCTTCCATGATCCCGATGGCCAGATTTGGGTCTCTCTATCAGGTGTTGAAGCGTGGGTGAAAAGCAGTATCCAACGGGCGTCCGGCCATACGGCTCAGGCATCCAAATCCGTTTCAGCTGGGACAAGAAGCGGTACGAGCCAATCTGGCCGCGCAAGCCGAGCCCGAAAAACCTCGCAGCAGCCTCAGCCCTTCGTGCTGAGATAACTCTACGCGCCAAAAGCGGGATACTCTCACTCGAATATCTCGCTGACCACTTCCCAGAATACGCCCACGCCAAAGAACATTCTGAAGCCAATCCGAAGTACCTCCTTTGCACCCTGGCACAGGATTTCCTCGATAACAGCGGGATGCCTGCCAACAGCAGAACGTCATACCGTCAGCAGCTCAATGCCTACGTGATGCCAGAACTGGCTCAGGTCGATGTTCGATATTGCACAGAGGGCGACCTGGTAGCGTGGAGCCGTGCACAGGCATTCACCTCCCAGTCTGTACGCAACATCGCTTACAGCGCCCTGCGAAAAGTTATGGCCTTGGCAGTGAGTTACGGGTACATCACAAAGTCACCGGCTGAAGCATTAAAGATCACCAAAGACACTGACACCGAGCCTGACCCACTGACCCCTGAAGAGCGAGACACTGTACTCGCCTGGCTGGAGAAAAAGTACACAGGCCGGCAGAGGGCGATCTACCTGTATTACGTTCTGGGATTCTGGACAGGGATGCGGCCAAGCGAGATGATTGCGCTGGAGCTGAGGGATGTGATGTTGAGCACCGGACGAGTGTCAGTCTCGAAGCTGATCTCGAAGGGGCAGGTGCAGAATTACACCAAGACCAAGAAAAGCCGGATCGTACTGATGAACGAATTCTCTCGCCAGGCGTTTGAGGAGCTGCTGGAATTGGGAAAGGGCAATCCTGTTTCCCATAGGCTACTCTGGACGTGCCGGGCGCCAGAGGGATTCAAGAGCCTCACCACGTTCCGTGATCGGCTGAACCAGGCGTTTGTGGAGTCTGGCATTCGTGTCAGAAGTACGTATTCTATGCGCCACACCTATGCGTCGGTGTGCCTCATGGCAGGCATCACGCCTGCGTTCGTTGCCCAGCAGTTAGGAAACACCGTACCGGTGCTTTTGAGCCGGTATGCGAAGTGGATCAGTTCCGATGCCGACATGCTTGAAATGTCGAAATTGGGAAAATAATGGGAAACGGAAAATACCGACGCTTGTAACCGCCTGATATTAAAGGCGTTTTGAAAACCTCTTGATAAGACATGGATATGACCAGAAACGACAGTCCCAAGCCGAATAACTTTATCCACCAAATTATTGAAGATGATCTCAGCAAAGGCCTGAACGATGGGCAAGTGGTGACTCGATTCCCGCCTGAGCCCAA